TTAGCCTAAGCTAATAAGGAACTGTTCACGTTCTTTCCCCAAAATCCAGTGCGGCGGCTTGCCACGCCCGGTCCATGTAGAGCCGGTGGCGGGATTCCTGTATTTGGGTTCTCCTGCAGAGCCCATCGACTTCACACCGCGAGCAGGAAAGACATCTTGCTCAGTCAGCTGGTACTGCTGAACCAGGGCTCTGACCTCGGCCAAAGCGCCGGCCTTTTCTGTCTTCATCACTTCGGCGATGCGTGCATCCAGTTCTGCCTTTTGCTGTAGCAGGGTCTTGTAGTTGTGCATTGTTTTTTCTCCAGTAGGGTTTCTAAAAGTGAGGCCCTTCATTTGGTTGGGCCACTGATGAAAAGTTCTGGTCATGCCGCAACTGCGGCCGCCAGGAGGAATGCACCGGCGAAGCCAGTGCTGTCGGCCAGCAGGCTCATGCCTGCGGCGCACAGAAGCACGCTGCGCAGGCTCATGGCTGGGCCTGGTCGCTGTCACGCACGTCGGTGATGTGCGCGATCAGGCCGTTGCAGAAAGCGGTGAAGCTGCTTGCCGGCATGTGCACTGCGCCACGCTCCTTGACGGTCTGCACGCCCACCGCGTTGGCTGTGATGGCGCTGACCTCGAGGATGCCCAGGCGGGCATTGATCTGGCCCAGCTTCAAGGTCTGGCCGCTGGCCACCAGCTCCTGCAGCTGCTGCTGGTTCAGCGCTGCCGGCTGGAGTGCGGCCGGTGGTGCGGGCTGCGGCGTAGGGATGGGCGAAATCTCCACCTCGACATGCAGATCAGGCTGCGTGGCCAGGTCGAAGCCGATCAGCTCAGGCTGCGGCGGTACCACTTCTCGGCCGGCAGGCGCTGGCTCCGGGTGCGTGGCCGCGAATTCCGCGATGCATTGCGCGTAGTAGGCCCGGGCCAGTTCCAGCTTCACGTCCATCTGCGCCTCCAGCGCACGGTCGCGCTCGATGGCCCAGGTAGTAAGGCGCATGTGCTCGGGGATGTGCTCGACCAGGTGCAGCTGCTGCGGCTCGTACTGGCCCAGCAGTTCCTCGGGCGTGTTGACCATGGCGTAGTTGACCTCCCAGCGGTCCACGTCCCATAGGCGCATGTAGCCGCGCATCTGCCACTCGTAGAGCGAGTCCTGGCAGTCACGCACGAAGGCAGGGAAGGTCTGCAGGCTCCACGAACATTTCAGGTCGTGGCCGCAGCGGCGCGGCCCCAGGTCCACCGTGTCGGCTTCGCCCGTGATCTGGCCGTCGCTGCGCCGCTCGGTGTTCTTGGCCAAGGTCAGCCCACGCACGCGGTTCAGCAGGGCCAGGCCTTCGGCTTCGACTGCCAAGCCCTTTTCCGTGTATTTGCTGGAAACTTCGAAGTCCACGCCCCACAGCTCCTGTCGCACCAACTCGCGGATGTAGGTTTTTGCGGTCTCGCTGAGCGTGCCCAGCTTGAGGCGTTCCAGCACGGCCTTCTCTTCGTCCGTGCGCTTCTTCTTCGCCTGGATGGCTTCGACCTCGGGAGTGATGAGCGCGGGATCGATGCTGACGGGCGCGGTCATCAGCTTGCCGATGCTGGAGCAGCGGAACAGGATTTCCCTCATGCTGCACTCCTGGTTGCGGCGTTGAAGGCGATGAGGCCGGCGCGGTCGTCCCAAAGGGCCGCGCGGCCTTCACGACAGCCCTTGTCGAACTGGTCCGTTCCACGCACGCTCTTGATGTAGTCCACCCAGCCCTGGGCCAGTTCGGTGAGGGGCGCCACCGCGCCGCCCTGGCCGTCGTCATCCTCGCCGGCTTCGGCCACGCCAGTGATCTGCTTGAGCGTGTGCCGCTGCAGGTAGGTCGTGGTGGAAATGATGGCCTGGATGGCGTTTTTTCCGCCCGTCTCGTCGGGCTGGGCCGTCAGTTGGACTGACTCGGCATGGCCCAGGCGATGCCGCAGCGTGCAGACCACGGTGATGTCGCGGCCGACCTGGTGCGTCTTCCACGACCAGGCGAAGCCATGAACGGAAAGCTCGGGGCCCACGGCCTGCACAACGTCGTCCAGCTCGGCGTGCTTATAGCTGGTTCGGCCGCCCTTGCTGGGGAAGTCCACCAGCTTGCGCTTCACGATGCGGATGTTCTTGGCCTTGAATGCGGCCAGGGCTTCGTTGTAGGCCTTCTCGGCCTCGTGGCGCTCGTTGCGTTCCAGCAGATCCATCATCTTTTCGATCTGCTCAAGACCGGCGCCACGCTCCTGCAGCGTCAGCATGAAGTTGGCGGCGAGGGACGTAGGGAGCGGGCCGGGGGTGGGGGCGGACGCGGCGTTTGCCGCTGGCACCAGTTCAAGGGCTGCGGCCTCTTTCTTGGAAACAGCGTTCATGGGAACCTCGCAGGTTGTGGAAAAAGAAACGCCCGCAGCAGAGGGCGATGGTCGGCGCCGGCGTGGCGCGTGGTGGATGGGGCGGTCATTCCGGGTCTTCCGGATCGCCGCGCATTTCGCGGACGGCGGAGAGGTAGCGGCGCCCGCCGGCAGGCCAAGCGCGGTCCAGTTTTTCCCCGGCCTCTTCAAGCAATTCGAGCAGCATGGGCACCTTCTCGGCGTCGGTGAGTTCGGAGAGCTTCATGGCTTTTCGCGGTGGCATTCCACCTGCCTCTCGTCCAACCATTCCGCATGCATGCCGGGGCACGCCAGCGCGCTAATGGTGGCGGGTGGCGCCTTGCCGGGCTCATCGTCCAGCGTTGCCTGCAGGCACAGCAGGCTGATGCCCAGCAGCATGGCAATCAGCCATGCCAGCGGCGGCGGGTCCGGGATTTCGTCATGTTGGTGCATGATGGCTCCTCGATCAGTGGCGGTTTTGTTGAAGCTCCGCGATGTCGTCGCGGGCACGTTGGCGGGCATAGGACCGCAGCCACTCGTCCATGGAATTGCCCATGACGGTCAGCTGCGGGTGTTCGGGGTTCAGGCTCTGGCCCATGCGCTCGCTGGCGGCGGCGATTTGCTTGGCCAGCTCGTACTGCGCGGCCTGCAGGGCCTCCTGCACAAACTCGGCAGTGAAGGGCGGGCCGTAGTACTCGCGGACGTAGGTGTCCAGTTCGGCGTCTTCTGCTTCGGCGCGGTCGTAGCGCGCCGCGATCTCCGCAGCGGCCACAGAGGCCCAACAGATAGAGGAGAGTCGTGCATTCATAGGCTGGGCCTCCAGAAATGAAAAAGGGCCTGCGTGTGCAGGCCCTTGTGGGTGGGTCGATGGAGCCGGGTCAGAACCCACTCCAAAGGTTGAGATTGCCGGATGGCTCCGGCTCCATCGCGGCGGCGTCCTGTGAAAGGGCGCCAGCGTGATGGCCCTCTTGCGAGGGCATTCCGGACGCGCTCCGGTGGGCGTGTTGTTCTGGGCTTTTCTTTTCTTGGCATCCCAGTGCATGCCTCAACCCCGTATTCAGCCCCAGGGTATGGACTTCGCGCGGCCTTTCCCGGATCGCGCCCGTAACCCCATCCGGGCAGGCGCAGCAGCAGTAGAGCGAACGACGACCTTTTCTATCCCGCTGCCGCCCGCGGTGCCCTGCCTTTACCCAGCCGTGCCTGCTGCATGAACGAGGGCGGCATGTTGGTGGCGCCCGTCAGCACCAAGATCGCTGCTGATGGGATGAAATGTACCTTTGGGTATTGTTAGTGCGCAAGCCTCAAGGTATTGACCTTTGGGTATTGTTGGGTATTGTTGTTGTGACAGTGTCATCGCAAGCGAAGAAGGTACTAAGCTCACGTCCTATGAACTTGGATGATCTGAATGCGTTTAGGCGCGAGCGCATGGCGAAGCTGGTCGAGCGTATGGGCAGCCGCGTGGCACTCGGGAGAGCGTTGGGCTACAAAGACGGGAACTACATCAACCATATGTTGAACGGTCTGCGTCCTATCACTGAGAAGACTGTTCTTCAATGTGAACAGCTTCCCGGAATGTCGGGATGGTTTGCGGTTGAACTTGGTGCTCCGTCAGCGCAAGCCACTCCCCGTAAATTTGAGACGTTTGGTGCACGCCTCCATTGGTGGATGATTTATCGAGGTTTTACTCAAGTGGTGCTTGCCGACCGAGTAGGAATGGCCCAAGCTACTTTGAATGAGCTGATCAAAGGGAAGATAAAAGAGCCACGGGCGAGCCACTTTTTGGAGCTTGCTCGGGTGTTGGATCTTCACCCAGAGTATCTTCTTACCGGAGAGGGACCTATGGAGTTGATGAGCTTTTCGCAGCTCACGGGGCCGGAAGCTCAGTTAGTTATGTTTTTCCGCTCTCTTCCAAACGATGCGGAGAAAAACTTGATGCTCATCCAGCTTCACCAGGAGCATGAAACGCGGGAGATCAGCGAATTGAGTCACTGATTCAGGTGGTAATTTGATAATAAAAAAGCCACCGTATGGTGGCCCTTTTATTAGTAGGTTTTGCTTTCCCAAGCGCGCAATACTTTGGCTAATATCTGAAAGTTCATCCCGGGCTTGATGTACCACTCTCGATATTTCTTATTTTCGCTAATGACAAGAATTCCTTCCCCAGGGATGCGTTGAAGGCGTTTTATAAAGCCTTCTCCATCTACGGAGAAAAAATACACGCCGTCAAATTCACATTCTCGAACACCGGTGTCTACCAGCAGCGGATCGCCGGGGTTAAACATTCCCAGCATCGAATCCCCAAAACCGGTCACGATAGAGAGGTTGTCATAGGCCGTCACGTAGGGGAGATTCTTCTGTGCCCACTCGCTACTCACGCTCCAGCTCTTGATAACACCGGGCTGGTCACGCAAAACTAGGCCGCCCCCCATGGCGCCGCCTGTTGAATATTGTCGAATCACTATCTCGTCTCGTGGTGGTCTCTGGTCAACATTTTCCGCGTTGGCGGACGTGAACTCCAGAGCGGCCTGGGCCTCGTCAGGAGCCATCTCCCAAAAGCCCCGAGGTAGGTCGAACGTGGCGCGAGTCGCGTCCATCAGCTCTTGTCCAATCCCTTTGGCTCCCTTCTTATCCTGGGGATAGAAAAGCCGATTGATGTAGCTTGCGTCCTTGCCGATGGCTCGCGCCAGCGCGGCGCGGTTTCCTTGGGTGAAACGAGAACAGAGGATTGTAAGAAGCTGTTGCAGCCGCGCGTGATTATCCATGAACTGATTGTCCGAGCATGTACCCACAGGTACAAGGTTCCGAAGGTATCTTCTGCGAGTACCTTGAGGTATCATGAGCGGCATGAATTCGTTCAAACTGTTCTTCTCCGGGCTGGATCGGGCCGGGCGCGCTGAGTTCGCTGTTCTGTGCGGAACCACGCCCGGTCTGCTCAACAAGCTCATCTATGGCGGCGGGCGCGTCGAACTAGGCCTCGCTGATGTGATGGTTGCCGTTGGGTGCGGGCGCTTTGTGCTTGCAGACCTTCCGCTTACAGAGCGTGCGAAGGCGCAACATGCGGCTCGTACCAAGGCGTACGGAGGAGTGGCCACCAATGGCTGAGAAATCTCCTGAAATCGCTGGCCCCCTTAATCGCGTCATGCGTGGCTTGGTTGCCTTTGCGCGGGGCACGGGTCGCACCAGTTGCTCCGACACCATGGAGCTGCGGCAGCAGTGCGATGCCAACACCCTGCGCGTGCTGGACGCGCTGGCCAGGGCCAAGGGCATGGAGCGCCCGGCCTACATCGAGGCGCTGTTGGAAGAGCATGCGAAAGAAGCGTTGCATGAGGCAAGTCTGATCGTGCGTCAGCTGCGGGGCAATCCGCTGCTGGTGGAAGCGCTTGGAGCCCCGCCGGAGACCTTCGGTCTGCCTGCGGCCGAGGAAGAGGTGGGGAATGCACGAGCAACAACTGCCTGAGCCCATGGTTCCCGAGGATTGCGACCTCGCTGATTTCGCCTTCATGCCCCTCGACGTCGCGCGCTTGCGTGACTCAGACCTTGCTGCCAACGAAACGCCGGAGGCCTGTTGGGCTGCCGTGCTGCTGTGGTCAGCGGCTTGGCACCAAGTGCCAGCGGGCTCTATGCCTGACAACGATGCCTGGATTGCGAAGCAGGCCGGCTATGCCCTGCGCGGGCGCATTGATCCGAAGTGGAAGCGTGTGCGCGAAGGCGCCATGCATGGCTGGGTGCTTTGCAGCGATGGCCGTTACCACCACCCCGTGGTGGCCGAAAAGGCCCGGGATGCGTGGGCCTCGAAGCTGATGCAGCGCTGGCGGACGGAGTGCGCTCGCATCAAAAAGCACAACGACAGGCACGGGACAAGCGTGGGACGTCCCTCGTACGAGGAGTGGATTTCCTCGGGACGTCCTGCGGGACAGCCTTTGCCGCTCCCTGGTGACAAGGGGTCTTGTCCCGAGGGACAAGGCGGTGTTGTCCCTGGGGACAGCCAACCCGGTCCCGATGGACAAGGCCCACATGTCCCCGACGAAACCCACTCCAAGAGACAGGGAGAGGGACAGGGACACCCTATGTATTCCGTACCTGACGGTACGGGCGGTTCGCCCGCCAAGTTGACCGACCCGGGCGAAATCATCTTCGGCTACGGCCTCTCCATGCTGGTCAACGCCGGGACTGCGGACAAGGCGGCTCGCTCGTTTCTCGGCGGGCTGCGCAAGGCCCACGGTGACGCGGTGCTGATCGACAAGCTGCGGGAGTGCGCCAAGGCGCGGCCTCTGCAGCCCCTCGAATGGCTGGCGGCCGCGCTGCCGCCGCCGTCCATCGCCGGAGCTGCCAGAGGCCCGCAGGCCAACAACAAGCACAGCGCCGCGTATGCGGCCATCGTGGAGGATTGAACCATGCAGAGCATTTCTGCGCTGACACCTACAGCGCTGCACGACGGTGCGCGAGAGCCTGCCGCCAACCCCGCCGTGAAGAATCTTTTCCTCGTGATGCAGGGCTGTTACGGGGCGCTGTTCCTGAGCAAGTTCGCCACGGGCGTCCTGGACGACCAAGGCCGCGACCTGGGCGTGCGCGCCGCGATGCGCGTCTGGCGCACGACGCTGGCCAAGTACGCGCCAGACGTGATCGAGTCCGCTGTTGCCCGCCTGACGGCAGAGCACCCGGACTATCCGCCGCACCTTCCGCAGTTCGAAGCCATGTGCAGGGCCGCCACGTCCCGCAAGACGCACGCCGAGGAGCATGGTTGGCTGGCCCTGCCTGCACCCAACGCAGCGCCTGTGCACGTCCAGATCGAACCGCAGGGCGATGGCAAGGACTGGGCCCGCCGCATCGTGGCGCGGGTGCAGGCCGGCGACCAGACGCTGACGCGCACGTCCATCCGCGCCGCGATGCAGGCCCTGGGCATGGAGGGCTGGCCGCGATGACGCTGCTGCAGCTGCTCAAGACCGGCGCCGTGCTGCGCTACCGGCCGGGATTCCGCTTCTACGCGGTCCAGCAAGGCCGCGAAATTTCCGTCAACCAGGTCGAGGCCGAGGCAGCCGTGCGCGCCGGCAGCGTCCGCCCCGAAAGCTCCGGCCCCGATGGGTTCGGCGTCTACCACTTCGCTCTCAGGAACACCCGATGACCCGCAGGTTTGAATTCGACCGCGACCAGGTGCTGGCCACAATTGAAGCCGGCCCTGTGCAGTACGCTGCCCTGGCCGGCACGATGTCTGATTCGGCACGCGCTCAGCTACGCGCCATCATTGACGCGCTCGTGTCTGAAGGGCGCATCCGCCTGATTCAGTTGGACCGTTTCCCTCACTACGTGGCCGCCGATTGGGTGATGTCCGACGAGCTGCGCCTGCAGCTGATCGAGGGCAAATGCCGTCGCACCCTGGACGGCTGCTTGATCTGGACCGGCTACATCGACCCGCGCCGTGGCCCCATGGTGCGGTTTGGGCCGGACGGCCCTCCCACAGCTGCCCGCCGCGTGGTCTGGACGATCAAGCGGGGTCCGCTGGGCCTGCAGCAGACAGTCCGTGCGGGCTGCGATGACCCGGCATGCGTGGCCTATGAGCACATGAAGCTCGGCACCCGCGCCGACAAAGCGCGCGGCCGTAGCCTCACGCCGTTGACCAGGCTGCGCATAGCCCGCGCACAACAGGCAGCGCGCGGCAAGCTGGACCTTGAGAAGGTGAGGGCCATCCGCGCGAGTGCTGAATCGGAGACTGTGCTGGCGGAGCGCTACGGCGTCTCCAAGCCCACCATTGGCCAGATCCGCAGGAACGAGACGTGGCGGGAAGAGGGCGGCATGTTCACCGCGCTGATCCCAGGGAGGGCACGGGCATGAGCGTGATCCTTGGAATGGACCCTGGAGCCAATACGGGCGTGGCCGTGTTCGTGGACGGCCAGCTGGTGGAGCTGCTCACGATTCCGCCGCACCACATCGAGCGCACGCTGGCCGCACGCATGCCGTCGCGCGTGGTCTTCGAGGACAGCCGGCTGCAGTCGCACACCTGGACGCGCGGCAAGACCGGCGCCGCCAGCGCCAAGATGGCGCGTAACGTGGGGCAGGTGGATGCGCGCTGCGCCGACATCACGGCGCACTGCGCAGATCTGGGCATCCCTGCCCACGGCATCAGCCCGGCAGGGAAGGGTGGCAAGCTGGATGCGCGGCGCTTCGCGGCCGTAACGGGCTGGACGGGCCCGAGCAACGAGCACAGCCGCGACGCGGCCATGGTGGCTTGGCCATTTCGCCGCGCGGCAGATCTGCGAGGAGGCCGCCATGGCTGAAATCGCCCTGCACGCTCATTGGGACGGCCCTGAGCAGGCCAGGGCCAACTTCCTGCAGCGCGTGGCGCCCTGGTGCATGCAGCAGTGGGAGGCTGGCCGCCGGCTGGAGGTGTTCGTGCGCTTGCACGAGGACGCCAAGACCGACAGGCAGCGGACCTTCTATCACGACTTCGTTCTGGCCGAGATCGCGCGCCAGGTCGTCATCGACGGCCGCCGGCACTCGAAAGCCACCTGGAAGGAGCACTTCCGCGCCGAGTACCTGGGCTGCCGCGCGGTGACGCACCATGACCCGATCAGCGGCGCCACGACCACCACGCAGGAGCGCATCAGCACGGAGAGCCTGGGCGTGCGCGCGTACGGTGACTTGATCGACCGCGTGATGGCCCACGCCATCAACGAGCTGAATGTGGAGTTCCCGGCGACCTTTGAGGAGTGGGAGCGCGAGCAGACCCACCCGGACACGGGCGAGGTGATTGGCGGGGTGTGCCCCTGATGCGCCGCACTGCCATCAAGGCCGGCGGGGCAGGGTTCCGCCGGCGGGCCGCTCCTGCGTCCTATGCTGCCCACGAGCTGGCGCGCGAGCAGCGCCTGGAGGCCCGTGCTGCCCGCGCCATGGCCGAGGCCCGGCCGCGCGCTGCCACTGTGGCGCTCATCGACCAGCACCAGGTCGTGCCCGCGCCGAAGACGGTGGCCCAGCGCAACCCGCGCCTGCGTGCCTTGGCCAAGGGTCAGCAGTGCCTGCTGCTGGTACCGGGGATCTGCACGAACGACACCACCACCGTGGTCTGCTGCCACAGCAATCTGTCCATTCACGGGAAGGGCGAGCGCAGGAAGGCCGACGACCACTACAGCGCCTGGGGCTGTGCCGCGTGCCATTCCTGGCTGGACCAGGGGTCTGCGCCGGCCGCGCGCAAGGAAGCCGCGTTCATGGCCGCGCACCTGCGCCAGGTCCTGGCATGGCGTGCGCTGGCCGGTGCTCCCAACATCGATGCCCGCGACCGCGCCGCTGTGCTGTGGGCGCTGGGCCTGCTGAATGCAACACCGATTTTTTTCTGATACGGGGGAGAACATGACCACGATTGCCCGATACAACGCCCTGCGCCGCGAACTGCTGCAGGTTGAACTCGATCTGGCCGCGTCCAAGCGCGCCTACCTGTCGGACGGCATCAACGGCCCGCGAGGTGCCCGCGCAGTGCTGGAGGAGCGCCGCGCCGAGTTGCGTCTGGAGCTTCACGACCTGCGTGGGTTGGTGGAGGAGTTGCGGGATGCCGCGAAGAAGGCGAAGGGAAACCAGTTCCTGCTGGCTTTGATTGCCAGGTGTGAAGGGATTGGCCGCCACGACTTGGTGCGCGCGGCGAGCGCCGAGGCCTCGCAATGGCTACGCGATCAGGGAATGGCCCAGGCCTACAGCGCGAAGGTGTGACTTCTTGAGCTGCATGGACTGGATGGCAGGCCAGCTGGAGGGCTGGCACGAGGAGGGGGCGCGGCACAACAACCCGCGTCCTGCGGGCGTCATCCGCCCGGGGAGCGGCACCGACGTGCTGCTGCGGTATCTGCGCCAGAGCCCCGGGCGCTGGTTTTTCCACTCCGAGCTGATCCTGGCCTTAGGCCGCAGCAAGGGGGAGATCGATTGGGCGCTGGGCTACCTGGTGCGCGAGGGTCAAGTTGAAAGCCGTCTCACGGAGCTGCCTGCGCGTAAGCCTGTTTTGCGATACCGGTTGATATCCATGGATTGAAAAATATGCTCTCAATCAGTAGGCAATAGTTTCTTGCAAATGAAATGAATCTATCAATTGTTAATTTTTGTTAATAGAATGCTATTTTGTATCTCATGATCACGGCGTTCGAGCAGAAACCTCCGAAGGAGGCGATTCGCTCACCTTGGCAATCCAGCGGCCATGAGGCCCTGTCGCGGAGATCACGGAATGGTAGGACTTGGTAAGCGGTGTGCCGCTGCGGTGGCCCTGGGCGCAGCGCTGTGCGGCTCGGCTTGGGGACAGTTTGTTGTTCCGGCGGGGAGCGACATTGATCTGGCAGGTGGTACGTTCGAGCTGCCTTGCACGGCGGTCCTCATGCAGGGCAACTTGACACTGGGGGCAGGGACGTTCGACACGGGATCCTTCAACTTCGACACCGGCGCGACGGTCGCCGGCACCGGGGGCCAACTCAACGTCAGCGGCGATCTCACCAGCACTGTGCCGTTGAACTTGGGCACAAGCAGCGTGGTGCTGTCGGACTCTTGCGCCCCCGGCTCCACACTGCAGCTGAGCGGCAACATCATCGTGAAGGACCTCACGCTGATCAGCACTGGCCCCTTGCCACCCACCATTGTTCTTCCTGCGGGCACCAACCTTACCGTGCTGGGCACACTGACCCTGGGCGCGCCTGGAAAGCCGGTGATCCTGACCTCTTCGGGCCCGGGCACTGCCGTGGTCACCATGGGGCCTGGCGCGACGCTGTCAAACCCCAGTGGAAGCATCGTGCCTGGCAATGTACAGATCGGGGCTGTTGTAGCAGCCTCTCCGGCCAGCATTCCAACGCTCAGTACCTACGGGTTGATGCTGCTGAGCCTGATGCTCGGTGGTGTGGCCGTTCGTCGACAACGCCGCATCCGCACAACGTCTTGAACTGATCCTTTGTTTTCGTCCTCGTGTGGCTGTTGTGAGCCTGGATGGACGTGCTTTTATCTCATCGGCAGCTAAACCATGTCCCGTAAAGAAACCTCTATCCCCTCACGTCTTATGCTTGCTATGTGCATGGGCGCCGGTTTCCTGGCTCCCACAGCGCATGCTGCAGACATCAGCATCACGATGCCCGCAGGCGGCAATTTCGTGATCAAGAATTCGGCAGGCGCTGAGCGGCTGCGAGTGCAGAACACCGGCGAAGTTCTGGTACCAGCACTGCCTGCTGATGCTGCCACTGGCAACCAGCTGCTGTGTGTTGACGGCGCGACTGGACAATTGGTGCATTGCTCTCCCGGCGTGGGTGGTGGGGCTACCGGAGCGACAGGTGCCACGGGCGCGACGGGGGCAACAGGAGCTATTGGCGTGACCGGCGCCACGGGGGCCACAGGACCAACTGGGCCTACGGGCGCAACGGGTCTCACTGGCCCGACTGGGGCCACCGGTGCTGGCACACCAGGCGCCACGGGTTCGACGGGGGCCACCGGCGCGACTGGACCCACCGGACCTACAGGGGCCACGGGTGCCACTGGCCCGACGGGCCCTACCGGAGTGACAGGCGTCACGGGCGCGACAGGAGTCCAGGGTGACACAGGCCCCACAGGTCCTCAGGGCCCGCAAGGCATTCAGGGGATTCAAGGTATTCAGGGTGTGACGGGTGCCACCGGAGCTGGACTTCCAGGCCCCACAGGCCCCACAGGAGCACCGGGGCCTGCAGGATCTGGTGGCTTCAGTCTTAGTTACACAGTATCTACCGGGAATACCGCTACCGCCACCGCTCCGTACTTTTTGAACTACACCGCGACCGTGACGAACGAACAGGATGCGCTTCGTCTCGTACCTATCTCCTGTACTTCAGGCACGCTCTGGGTCACACAGACGGGCAACAAGACATTGGCCAGCATCAAAGTGGCCTTGCGTAAAAATGCAACCACTGAATTGGCCAGTTGCACGCTCAGCACCGGCCAGTCGAACTGCAATCCCAGCATTTCGCAGCCAATCAATGCTGGAGACCTTGTGTCGGTCGCTGTATCAGACAGTGCTCAGAGCTTTAGTAGTCAAGCCACAGGTTTGAGCGTTACTTTCATATGCCAATAGCATTCGCAGCTCTGGATCATGTCCAGCTTCACGCTCCCTGGCGGTCCGCCTGCCCGCCCCCGCATCTGCTTGAACATGATCGTCAAGAACGAGGCCCCGGTGATCGCGCGTTGCCTGGCCTCGGTCAGGCCGTGGGTGGACCATTGGGTGATCGTGGACACGGGCTCCAGTGACGGCACGCAGGACCTGGTGCGCCAGTGCATGGAGGGCGTGCCCGGCAGCCTGCACGAGCGGCCCTGGGTGGACTTCGCCCACAACCGCAACGAGGCGCTGGAGCTGGCGCGCCCGCACGGCGACTACCTGCTGTTCATCGACGCCGACGAACAGCTGCGCGTGCCCGAAGGCTTTGCATGGCCTGCGCTGGAGGCGGACGGCTGCATGCTGTCCTGCCACATGGCAGGCACCGAGTACCAGCGCAATGCGTTGATCGCCACGCGCGTGGACTGGCGCTGGGAAGGCGTGCTGCACGAGTACCTGACCGCCCCGGCGCACCAGCCCTGGCAGATGCTGGCGGGGCCGTTCATCGATGTCTCGCACGACGGCGCGCGGGCGCGGGACCCGCAGACCTACCTACGCGACATCGCCGTGCTCGAGAAGGCTGTGCGCGAGGAGCCCGGCAACACGCGCAACGTGTTCTATCTGGCGCAAAGCCATCGCGACGCGGGCCAGATTGAGTCCAGCCTGCACTGGTACCGGCGGCGCGCCGCCATGGGCGGCTGGGCCGAGGAGCAGTGGTTTGCGCTGTTCCAGATCGGCGTGCTGCTGGAGCGCTCTGGCGCCGAACCAGCCGCCGTGCGCGAGGCCTATCTCACCGCCTATGCCGCGCGACCGCAGCGGGCCGAGCCCCTGTGCGAGCTGGCGCGCTACCACCGCGAGCGGTCCGAGTTCGCCCTGGCCTGCCTCTATGCGCGCCAGGCCGCCGCGCTGCCGCGCCCGGCCGAGGACATCCTGTTCATCGACGCCCAGGTCTATGCCTGGCGCGCACTGGACGAGCTGGCCGTCAGCGCCTTCTACACCCCGCTGCGCGACCTGGGCCGCGCCGCGCTGCAGCAGTTGCTGGCTGAGCGCCGCTACCCCACCAGCGAGCAGGCCCGCATCGAAGCCAACCGCCCGTTCTACGGCCTGTAGAAGACGGGAAAGAACACTGACTTTTCTGAATCCCTGTGTTAGACCGGCCAGGGCTTTTTTCATTCTTGGCACCAGACGCGCCTCAGTTGGGTAGTGTGCTAATAGTTGATAGTTTTCTATAAATGAAATGAAGCTATCAATTGTTAATTTTTGTTAACTAAATGCTATTTTGTATCTGATGATCATGCCGCTGGGGCCTGCACCAGGGAGGTTGCGCGCCCGCTTGAAAACTTAGGGGCATGACGCCCCGTCGCGGAGATCATCAAATGGTAGGACTTGGTAAGCGTAGCTTTGCTTCGCTGGTTCTGAGCGCAGCGGTGTGTGGATCGGCATGGGGGCAGATGGTCGTGCCGCCGGGGAGCAGCATTGATCTTGCCGGTGGCTCTTTCCAACTTCCTTGCACGGCGGTCATCATGCAGGGCGAGTTGACTTTGGGTACCGGGAGTTTTGACACCGGTTCGTTCGCTTTCGACTCCGGGGCTTCGGTCACTGGGACGGGGGGGCAACTGAACGTCAGCGGGGACCTTACGAGCACCGTCCCCTTGAACCTTGGGACCAGCAGCGTAGTCCTGTCGGACAGCTGTGCGCCCGGTTCTGTCCTTCAGCTGAGCGGCAACATCGTCGTGAAAGATCTCACGCTGATCAGCACGACAGCCACCCCGCCCACCATCGTCTTGCCGGCGGGCACCAACCTGACGGTTCTTGGAACGCTGACTCTGGGCACTCCTGGTCGGCCGGTCGTGCTGACTTCGTCTGGCCCTGGCACTGCCGTCGTCACGATGGGGCCTGGCGCCACGTTGTCGAATCCCAGCGGTAGCGCCGTACCTGGAAATGTGCAGATCGGGGCACCGGTGGTGACTTCTCCGGCAAGCATTCCCACACTCAGTACCTATGGGCTGATGTTGATGAGCTTGATGCTTGGTGGTCTGGCTCTGGCTTGCCAACGTCGTAGCCGTACAACACTCTGAGTTGTTCATTCCCTCTCTTCATCCTGGGCTCGTTGGTCTGGCGCAGGGTGGCCAAGTGCATTTATCTCAACGGCAGCTGAACTATGTCCCGTAAAGAAAACAACTTACCTTCCCGCCTGATTTTTGCTTTGTGCCTGGGCGCCGGCTTCGTCGCTCCTGCAGTGCACGCTGCTGATGTCAGCATCACCATGCCTCCAGGCGGAAATTTCATTATCAAAAATTCGGCAGGGGCCGAGCGTCTGCGTGTACAGAACACAGGTGAAGTCGTGGTTCCGGCTTTGCCGGCCGATACAGCCACCGGCAATCAGCTTCTGTGTGTCGACGGCATGACGGGGCAATTGGTGCATTGCGCGCCGGGCGTTGGCGCGGGAGCCACGGGCGCGACTGGGGCTACAGGACCCACTGGCGCCACAGGGGCTGTCGGTCCCGTGGGTCCTACAGGCGCTGGGGCGACGGGAGCCACGGGCTCGACAGGTGTTACTGGAGCGACAGGCATAACGGGGCCGACAGGCGCAACGGGCGTGACGGGAGCCCCGGGTCCGACGGGCGCTACTGGTGAGACAGGTGCGACAGGCCCAACAGGTGCGACAGGCGCCACGGGTGCCACCGGCCCTACGGGCAATACCGGTGCCATAGGTCCGCAGGGTCCTCAAGGCTTGCAGGGTGTACAAGGCGTCCAGGGTGTCCCCGGCACCACAGGAGCTTCGGGCAATGTGGGTGCGACGGGTCCCCAGGGTATTCAAGGCGAGACCGGTGCCACGGGCGCGACAGGGCCTGCTGGTCCTGCCGGCGGCGGCGTGACTTTGGTTGACGCCAACAATGTGACCCTGGGTAAGGTGGTGAGCGCGGCGCGGAATAACATCACTCTCGTGACCAGCACGGGCCACCTGATGGTGATGTCCTGGGATGGGACGCTTCCCAATGCTCAGATCTATTACAAAGGCACGGGCCCTGGCAACTGCTCAGGTGAAGGTTACTTGAATTCAGGCAGTCCCACGACGGCAAGCTCCATCTACGCCAAGACGGTTGTATGGTCGCTTTCGCTGGGCTCATTCATGGTGACCTCGGCGACACCTCAGTCCAACGGAACGGTCCTGGCCGTTATGCCGACAGGTATCACAGGGTTTGACAATTCGAGTTGCGGAACCTCTACCGGGGGCCAGTACGGCTGGCTGCTGCAGCCCGTTACGGCAGCTCAGATTGGCCTTCCCTCGCCGATCGTTGCGCCCTTGAGGCTGCAGTAGGCGCAAAAACTAGTCTGTGATGGAAGCAGGGCCCGCAATTGCGGGCCTTGTTTTATGTTACGTGTCATCAGGACTCCGCGCCAGGATCGGCACACGACTCGTGTTCAGCGCAGTACGCCTGTATGCCCTGCGACAGAGCTGCTTCCTTAGGGTTGTTTTGCGGAATGCCGTCCCAAGCCTGCCAGCTTCGGGAGGATGAGCAAGGAACAAAAGCAGGCCCCGCAGTGGGAGCGCATCGAGCTGGACTACAGGGCGGGCATCAAGAGCCTGAGGCAGATCGCAGCGGAGCAGGGCATCAGCGAGGGGGCGATCCGCAAGCGGGCCAAGCGTGACGACTGGAGCCGTGACCTGTCGGAGCGCATCCAGGAGAAGGCAGAGCAGCTGGTACGCAAAGAGGCGGTACGCAGCGAGGTACGCGCGGAGCGTACTGCGTCCGAACGTGAGGTGGTGGACGCGAATGCGCAGGCTGTGGCCACCATCCGGCTGGCGCACAGGCGGGACATCCAGCGGGCACGCAAGATCACCAACGCGCTGTTGGATGAGCTGGAGCAGATGGCGGACGCGGACACGGTGGCCTACCTGCAGGAGCTGGGCGAGATGCTGCGCTCGCCCGACGACAACGGCATGGACAAGCTGAACGACCTCTACCAGAAGGTCATCAGCCTGCCGGAGCGCTCCAAGACCATGAAGGTGCTGGCCGAGAGCCTGCGCATCGTGGTAGACATGGAGCGCCAGGCCTTCGGCATGAACGACAAGGACGCGGGCAAGGGGCCGAACGGCGGCGGCAACGTGGGCCACTTCGAGCTGCACTTCGTGGATGCGCCGGCGCGCGAGAACGATCCGCGAGTGGCGGAGGGCGCATGAATAGCACGCAGCCCGCGCTCCTGGCGGCCGATGAAGAGCCAGATTTCGCCGAGGACTACGAGGTAGACCGCACGCGCGTCCGCGTCGAGTTTCCCTCGAAGCTGCGCGGCCTGTTCCAGCCGAAGCGCTTCAAGGTGATGTACGGGGGGCGTGGCGGGGCCAAGTCCTGGTCTGTGGCCATGGCCCTGCTGGTGATGGGCAGCAACCGCTCCCTGCGTATCCTGTGCGCGCGCGAGATCCAGAAGTCCATGCGCGACTCGGTGCACCGCTTGCTGTCCGACCAGATCGCGGCATTGGGCCTGGGCGGCTTCTACGATGTGCTGGACACGGAGATCCGCGGCGCCAATGGCACGCTCATCCTGTTCGCGGGCCTGCAGAGCCACACGGTGGACTCGATCAAGTCCTATGAAGCCATCGACATCGTGTGGGTGGAAGAGGCCCAGAGCGTCAGCGCGCGGTCTTGGGAGGTGCTGGTGCCGACCATCCGCCGGCCTGGCTCGGAAATCTGGCTCACGCTCAATCCAGACCTGGCCACGGATGCCACCTATGTCCGGTTCATCGAGGCGGCGGACAGCGACACCTGGCTGTGCGAAATCAACTGGCGGGACAACCCCTGGTTCCCCGAGGTGCTGGAGAAGGAGCGCCGCCGGCACTTCAAGCGCGACCCGGACACCTATTGGAACGTCTGGGAGGGCCGCCCCAAGCGCACGCTGGCCGGCGCGATCTACGCCAAGGAGGTGGAGCGCTTGTACAACGACGACCGCGTGTGCCTGGTGCCCTACAACCCCAAGCTGCCCGTGCACACGGTCTGGGACCTGGGCTGGGCCGACAACATGGCCATCGCGTTCGTGCAGCGCACAGCCATGGATTTCCGCGTCATCAACTTCATGCAGGACAACCAGAAGACGCTGGAGTGGTACGTGGAGCAGATGGAGAAGCTGCCGTACCGCTGGGGCACGGACTTCCTGCCGCACGACGGCGCCCACGGCGACTTCAAGACCGGGCAGACGGCCCAGCAGATCCTGGAGGACATGGGCCGCGAGGTCGAGGTGCTGGAGCGCGCGGGCCTGGAGTCGGGCATCCGCCTGGCGCGCGGCATCTTCTCCTCGGCCTACATCGATGCCCAGCGCTGCGCCAAGCTGCTGGACTGCCTGAGCCGGTACAAGCGCCAGATCGACCCGCGCACGGGCGAGCCGGGGCCACCGCTGCACGATGACGCCAGCCACGGCGCGGACGTGTGGCGCTACATCAACATGGCCCTGCCGCTGATGGATAACGACACTGCGGGCGCTGTGCCTCTCAGGCGACGCGCGGGCGGGATGGCACGCTGATCCCGTACCAAGCCTGCCACTTTCGCGGGCATGCCTGCATGTATCGACCTCCGTAAAGCCCACCTCCACCGCCAGCATGGTGACCTGCTGGCCGTCTACACCTGGATCAACGCCGAGCGCGCGCTGGTCCTGATCCCGGCCTATCGCCCAAAATCACCATGGTACGTGGTGATGGAGAGCGCGGCCTATCTCTACGATGACCCCGCCTATCTGGCCCGCGCCTGCGTCAAGGCCTGCGAGGTGCTGGGCATCGAGCCCAACCGGCCGAACTGGGTGCGCGTGGCCACCATCGTCAACGAGGGCCTGCCCGACCTGGTGAGCATGCCCAGCGAGCCCACATGGCAGCGCGCGGGCCAGGAGTTCGGCACCCTGGTGGTCAAGTCCGATGGCAAGGAAATCGCGGCCGAGGCCCTGACCATCCCGGACCTGGGGGCCGAATATGTCCCAGCTTGAGGCCCGCTTCAACCGTCGCGCGGGCGTGGGCGAGCGCATCCTGAACGACGTGCCGCTGGAGTTCGACGCCGACGAGGAGACGCCGCCGCACCCGCTGGACCAGCCCGAGGCCCGCAAGACCCTGCGCAAGCTCCTGAGCTGGTACTACCGCGAGCGAGAGATCCAGGCCGAGAACCGCCTGCAGATGTCCATCGATGCCGACTACTACGACGGGGATCAATGGGACCCGGCCGACGCGGCCGTGCTGGAGGAGCGCGGCCAGGTGCCCCTGGTGTTCAACGAGGTGGCCGTGATGTGCGACTGGCTCATTGGCACGGAGCGCCGCGCGCGCGTGGACTGGAGCGTGCTGCCGCGCGCCGAGGACGACGTGCAGCTGGCCGACGTGAAGACCAAGGTGCTCAAGTACGTCAGCGACGTGAACCGCACCACTTTCAACCGCTCGCGAGCATTCGAGGACACCGTGAAGGTGGGCGTGGGCTGGGTGGACTCCGGCGTGCGCAACGACCCCACCAAGGACATCATCTACGACAAGTACGAGGACTGGCGCAATGTGCTCTGGGACTCGATGGCCATGGAGCCGGACCTGAGCGACGCGCGCTACCTGTTCCGCACGCGCTGGGTGGATGAGGACGTGGCCATCACCATGTACCCGCAGCGCCGCGATGTGCTGGAGCGGGCCGTGCTGCGGGAGGAGGAGTTCAGCGCCCAGCAGTGGGCCGAGGACGAATTCTTCTTCCAGGGCCATACCAGCGAGCGCCACGTCAGCGGCACCAGCGGCAGCTACCTGGCCGGTGGGCGCGGCAACATCGACAGCGAGGCGCGGCGCCGCGTGCGCCTGATCGAGTGCCAGTTCCGCATGCCGGCGTCCGTTCAGGTGGTGACCAGCGGCCCCTTCAAGGGCTCGTTCGTGGAGCCCTGGGACCATGCGCTGCGCGCCGTGGTGGGCGCTCATGGCGGCTCCATCGTGGAGCGTGTCGCCATGCGCATGCATGTCGCGGTCTTTACCGAGGGCCATCTGCTGGCACTGGGCCCAACGCCCATGCGCCACAACAGTTTCAGCCTGACGCCCATCTGGTGCTACCGGCGCGGCCGCGACCGCATGCCCTACGGCGTGGTGCGCCGCGTGCGCGATCTGCAGATGGACATGAACAAGCGGGCCAGCAAGGCCCTGTTCCTGCTGTCCACGAACCAGATCTTTGCGGAGAAGGGCGCCTTCGATGACATCAACGAGGCGCGCGAGGAGGTCAACCAGCCGGACGGCGTGGTGATCTACAAGGCCGGCAAGAAGTTCGAGGTCCACCGCGACAGCGAGATGGCCGCCGGCCAAGTGCAGATGATGACGCTGGACGGCCAGGCAATCCAGAAGTCTGCGGGCATTAGCGACGAGAACCTGGGCCGGCGGACCAATGCCGTCAGCGGGCGCGCGATCGAGGCCCGCCAGCTGCAGGGCTCGGTCGTGACCACGCAGCCCTTCGACAACCTGCGCTTCGCTGTGCAGATCCAGGGCGAGAAGCTGCTGAGCCTGGTGGAGCAGTGGTACACGGAAGAGAAGGTCATCCGCCTGTCCGGGCACAAGGGCCGGCTGGACTGGGTGAAGGTGAACCAGCCCGAGGTCCAACCGGACGGCAGCGTGCGCTACCTGAACGACATCACGTCCAGCATGGCCGACTTCGTGGTGTCCGAGCAGGACTATTCGGGCACGCTGCGCCAGGTCATGTTCGAGAGCCTGAACCAGCTGGCGGGCCGGCTTCCGCCGGAGGTGGCCATCCGCATCATGACGCTGGCCATGGAGTACTCGGACCTGCCGAACAACGACTTGGTGGCCGACGAGCTGCGCAAGCTCACCGGCGAGCGCGACCCCAACAAGCCCCTCACGCCCGAGGAGCAGCAGCAGGTCCAGCAGCAGATGCAGGCCCAGGCTGAGGCCCTGCAGATGCAGCAGGAGAGCGCGCGCCAGGCGCTGGCCGAGCAGCAGGCCAAGGTCCGGGAAATCAATGCCCGCGCCGAGAAGCTGGAGGCCGAGGCCGAGCAGCTGCGCGCCGCCGGCGGCAACCCCGCGCTGGTCCAGCAGATGGAGGGCGTGGCCGCCACCGTGCGCCGCGACGCCGACATGGAGCTGGACGAGCTGCGCCGCAAGCTGGCCAAGACCCAGGCCGACCTGGCCAACAAGACTCTGCAGATCAAGGGCGACCAGGACGTGCGCCTGCAGGTGGCGCACATCGAGGCCGACTCGCGCGAGCGCGTTGCCCAGATTCAAGCCCAGAGCCGCCAAACGCTCGACGCCATGTCGGGCCGGCTGAACCAATTCGACAACAAGGACTGATATGGATCGAGAAACCATCGTGCGCACGGCGGCCGTGGAGGGCGCCAAAGCCGCGCCGCCGGTCACCGTGGTGGCCACCAACGTCGCCAACGGCTGGACCATGACCCACACGGCCACGGCCCTGACCATCCTCTACGTGGTGCTGCAGGTCATCTACCTGCTGTGGCGCTGGAGCAATGAGCGTGAGGACCGCCGGGCGCGCCAGGCGCAGGAGCTGGCAGCAGCATGCGAGGTGCGGTCGTGAGCGGGGGCCGGGTGCCTGCCGCAGGCCTGAGCATTGGCGCCGCCATCCTGGCGTCCTGGATCGCGGCCGAAGGGTTCAGCGCCGCGCCCATCATCCCGGTGCGCGGCGACGTGCCCACCATCGGCCATGGCGCCACGCGCTACGAGGACGGCACGCGCGTGACCATGGCAGATCCTCCCATCACCAGGGAGCGCGCGCGCGACCTGGCCACCAACCTGCTGGAGCAGCAGTACGGGGCCTGTGTGCGCGATTCCCTGGGCGACACGCTGGTGCACCCGGCCGAGTTTGCCCAGGCGGTGGACTTCGCGGGTCAGTACGGCTGCGGGGCCTGGCGCGGCTCCTCAATGCTGTCGCGCACACGGGCCGGGGACTATGCCGGCGCCTGCCAGGCCTACCTGGCCTATCGCTTCATGACCAGTGCCCAGCCCCTGCAGGGCTACGCCGCGTACCAGTGGGGCGCGGGCGGGCAGCCCACCCGGTGGCGCTTCGACTGCAGCACGCCCGGCAACAAGGTTTGCCGCGGGGTCTGGACCCGCCAGCAGGCGCGGCACGCCGCATGCATGGACGTGCAGCAATGAGCGTGCGCGCCATCACCCATCTGGCCGCCGCAGGCCTCGCCGCGTTCCTGGCTTGGAACTACCAGGGCGCGCGCTTAGGCGCCGACCTGGCCGAGGCCCGCGCCAACGCCACCAGTGAAAAGCTGGCTGTCAGCACAGCCCAGCGCGCGGCCGACTCCCGAGTGCGTCGCGCAGAGCAGTCCATCAACATCAAATACCAGGAGGCGCTGAATGCTGCCCGAACCCGCGAGGCGCTGCTGCGCCGTGATCTTGACCAGCTGCGCACTGTCTCTGACAGCCTGCGTGAGCAATCCGCAGATGCCGCCCGCCGACTTGCCAGCGCTCCCCCCGCCGCCGTCCTTGAGTACGCCACTGCCGTCAACGCCGTATACGACGACTGCCGAGCAGCGTATGAAGATATGGCAGCAAAAGCTACGGGGCACGGAGCTGACATACAAGCCTTGGTAGCTGCTTGGCCCGTCCGAAATTTATTTACCACACAACTCTCCCACTGATTTCTATTCGCCAAAGATTGCAATTGCACATTGATCTGTGATACATTGAGTTACCTTTTTTTATGGGTTTGGCTCCATGGATTACGCTCGTTGTACAGAAGATGGACAAGTTTACAGGGCGGAAGAATTTTCTTCTTTTGCTCCAAGTGTCTTGCAAAGAATGCGAAGGCAACTGGTCTGTTCAGAATGCAATGGACCGGCTTTTTTTCGTAAGAAATCTACAAGTGGTCGCGCCGCTTGTTTCGGAGCCCGGCCGCATAGAGACGATTGCAATCTAAAGGCACAAGATTCTGAGCAGGTTGTTGAGGGGGAGGGCGCAGAAGAAGATATCCTGAACAATCCAGGCGAGCGCATTGTTGTTGACATAGCATATGGGATGCAGCAGAGAGAGGTGCACGGAGGTGAAGATGATGTACACGGACGTGCTGGAAGAGCCCCGCGATTCCGCGGGGTGAATCCTCGCCCGGATGCCAGGATGCATCGGCGTTTGAGCTCACTGCTGCGCACTCTGGTAGAGGCCCCTGACTTTGAGTATTCAACTCAGCTGATGGAAGTTGCGGGGCTGGATGAGATAACTGTACGAGATTTTTTCGTACGGCTGCTTTCGGCAAGTCGACGTATGCGTGGTGAGGTCCGAGGATGGTGGGGGCCCATATCAGATGCCAATGATGGCAAAGACGGAGATCTCTGGATAAACAGTGGAGATAGAGAGAATTTTAGTATCTGCGTTCCCGAGGAGATGAGGAACGAAGTGGCAAGGCGGTTCCGATTTAATGACAACGAAGACCTTGCTGGTGCATACGTTCTGGTCATCGGTGATCTGAGGGTCTCTCAAAATGGAAAACTTTTTTGCGTGATTGATTCTGCCGATCACATCGCAATACGGTTGACTTAAAGTTCATCCTGATGGATAGGAGGGCCGAACTAAACTAGTTTGGCCTCATATTTTTTTCTGGTCGGTCCTGTGCCCGTCCGCACCAAGCCTGCCACCCTGCCGTGATCCCAACCACGAAAGGACGCACACATGAGCTTGAACGACGACCACCTGCGCCTCCTGTCCGACGCTGAACGCGAGGCCATGGAAGCCGACGACAACGACTACGACCCCGAGGAAGACAACGCTGCAGCGCTGGCTGCCCTGGGGCGCGGACCCCTCGATGCGGAAGAGGAAGAGGAGGGCGACGACGCAGACGCGGCCAAGGGCAAGCCCGAGCCCAGCACGCCCACCGAGCCCACTGAAACCACCGCTGCGCCCGCTGCAGCGCCTGCAGCCGCTCCTGCTGCAGCACCCGCAGAACCCACCGATGCCACGCAGCCGACCGACGCGCCGGCACCGAATCCGCAGCCTGCCCAGCAGGCCGGCGGCTACCGAGCAGAGCTGCCCGCCGACTACGACGCCCAGGTGAAGGCCAACAAGGACGCCGTGGCCGCCGCCCGCGCCAAGTTCAACGAGGGCGAGCTGGAGCAGGCCGAGCTGGACGCGGAGCTGGATCGCCTGCAAGACGAGCGCGACCAGCTGCGCGACATGAAGACGCGCGCCACGGTGTCGGCCGAGATGCAGCAGCAGTCCACGCACCAGGCCTGGACCGCCACCATCAACGGCTTCTTTGAGGAAGCGGCCCAGAGCGCAGAGCTGGGCATCGTGGACTACCGCAAGGATGCGGCCAAGCAGGCGGACCTGGACGCCATGGTGCGCGCGCTGGGCGCGGCGCCCGGCAACGAGCACAAGCCCATGCGCTGGTTCCTGGAAGAAGGGCATCGCCGCGTGGTGGCCCTGCATGGCATTGCCACGACAAAGAAGCCGGCGGACGTGCGGCGTAAGCCTGACGCCTCGGCCGTGGTCACCAACCTTGCCGACGTGCCCGGCGGCGCGGGCGATGCTGATCCCGTGAGCGATGAGTTCGCTGAACTGGACAAGCTCACGGGCTTGGATTACGAGCGCGCGCTGGCTGGCATGTCCGAGGAAAAGCGTGATCGCTACAACCGCCTGGGCTGACCCCGCCGCCATGCCGTCCACTTCCTCAACCCCCGACACGCGCCGCATCTTCGTGGAGCTGCGCATGGGCGATGTGCTGGAGGTGGGCGGCGCCCGCATCCAGCTGGAATTCAAGAAGGGGCAGGCCGCGCGCATGGTCGTCGTGGCCGCCCCTGAAACCACCGTCAAAAAGACACCGGCCGCGCTGCGGCCCGTACCAAGCCTGCCATCTTGAGGGCTGGATCATTTTTCAACCGGGGCGCTGGAGTGCTCGCTACCACACAGGAGCACTCCTATGGGCAAAACAGTGGTGGGCGTGAACAGCCCCCGCGCCGTCAAGCGCTTTTCCGGCAATCTGGCACTCGATGTGTCGCAGGCCTCGTACTTCGGCAAGCGCTTCGCGGCCGTGGGCCAGGGCGCCAAGACCCCTCTCCAACTGCTGACGGATCTGGAATCCGAAGCCGGCGACCTGATCAGCTATGACCTCCTGGCCGAGCTGCGCATGGCGCCTGTCGAAGGCGACGATGTGCTGGAAGGCAAGGAAGAGGGCCAGCGCTTCTACACCGATGAGCTGTACATCGACCAGGCGCGTGCGGGCGTCAACACTGGCGGCCGCATGTCGCGCAAGCGCACGCTGCACGACCTGCGTGTGCGCGCCAAGCAGCAGCAATCGAGCTGGTGGGGCCGTTTCCAGGATGAACTGACGTTCACCTACCTGGCGGGCTCGCGCGGCATCAATGCCAACTTCATCCTGCCGATGGGCTACCAGGGCCGCGCCAAGAACCCGCTGACGGCGCCCACGGCCAACCAGCACCTGTTCGGCGGTGACGCCACTGCGGTGACCAACCTGGACGCGACCGACAAGATGTCGCTGGCCGTGGTGGACCGTTCCCGCGTGCGTGCCGACAGCCAAGGCGGTGGCGCCACCAACATCCCCGTCATGCAGCCCTGCGTGGTCGATGGCGAGGAAGTGTTCGTCATGGTCATGCACACCTTCCAGGAGGACGACCTGCGCAAGGAAACCGGCACCGGCGGCTGGCTGGACCTGCAAAAGGCTGCAGCGGCCTCGGTGGGCTTCAAGTCGCCTCTGTTCAAGAGCGCGCTGGGCATGTACCGCAACGTGGTCCTGCACTCGCACCGCAACGTGATCCGCCACAACACCCACGGCGCCACGGGCGACCTGGAGACGGCGCGCGCGCTGTTCATGGGCGCGCAGGCCGGTGTGATCGCTTTCGGCTCGCCCGGCACCGGCATGCGCTACGGCTGGCACGAGGAAACGGCCGACCGTGGCAACCAGGTCATCATCACCACGTCGTCCATCTTCGGTGTGAAGAAGACCGTCTTCGAAGTCGAAGGCGAAAAGCAGGACCACGGCGTCTACGGCGTCGATACCGCCGCCGCTTCGCGCTGATCCACCCACCGAATAGAAGGAGTCAGACATGGCTTTCAAGCAACTCAGCGCCGTGGCCGCAGGCCATCAGGCCCCCATCACCCCCGGCGGCTCCGAACTGGTGCGCTCGCGCTTCGGCCAGCCCCTGGCCGTGGCAGACCACGCAGTCGGCGCCCGCGGCGTCATCGGCATCCTGCCCGCCGGCACGCTGCCCGTGTCCCTGTTCATCCGCGTGCCTGCCGCCTTGGGCGCGGGCTTCAAGGCCTCTATCGGCCTGGCGGATGCGGCCGGCGACATCAGCGCGGCAGCCGACGACGGCGGCGGGGCCTGGGTGACGGACAACGACGCGGGCGCGGCCGGCGGCTATGTGCACTTGGTGCCCGCAGCCTTTGCCAAGCTGGTGCCCAAGGACGAAGACCGCCGCATCGTCCTGAAGGTCACAGGCGCGGGCACGGCCGCAGGCCTCTTCGCCCTGGACCTGATCTACACGAACGCCTGACAGCGTGTGCGCGCCCCGCAAGGGGCTTTTCCCCGGTGGCATCGGCTGCCGGGGCTTTTTGAACCCCGGAGAACCAACACCATGAAGCTGTTCACTTCGCTGCCCGCACGCAAGGACGGAACCCTGATCGTGCGCCTCAAGGGCGCCACCTATGTTTTCGAGGGCAAGCCTCTGACTTGCGAGGTCGAGAACGAGGCCCATGCCGAGCACCTGCGCGCCGGCAACTTCCAGACCGAAGAAGACTTCGAGGCCGAGCAGAAATTCCTGCGCCTGTCTGCCGAGCGCGAAGCCCGCCGCGCAGCCCAGGACGGCAAGGCCCCGTCCTCGCGCGGCACCTTCTCGCCCGGCGTGGGCCCGGACGATGACGACGACCTGGATGGCGGCACCGGCATGCCCCAGGAATCCGACTCGGCCCCCACCGGCCGCGTGCGCCGCGCTGCCCGCTCCTCCAACGTGACCGGCTGATCGCACCATGGCCTCCTGGGAGAACTGGATGCCGGAGCTGGTCCTGGCCGCCCCCAAGGCGCCGGTCCCGCTCATCCACCTGGCGCTGAACCGCGCCGCGCGCACCTTCCTCAAGGCCACGCGCGCCTGGCAGGAGTGGCTGGAGCCCACGGACGTGACCGGCGAGGCCTTCGCTGAATACACCTTCGAGCTGCCCCAGGGCGCCGAGCTGCTGCGCCTGGAGCGCGCCACGCTGGCCGGGCGCCCGTTGGAGGTGGCCAAGGCGCGCGACCTGCCGGCAGATCCCTGGCAGCACGAGCTGCGCGGCAAGCTCTACCTGGTCACGACGAACCTGCGCGAATTCACCGTGCGAACCGGCAGCAATGGGGGCAGCGCGGGCCGCCTGCAGGTCTACGCCTCGCTGATGCCGTCCCTGCGCGGCAACAGCGTGCCCGACGAGGTGGCCTCGCTCTACCATGAGGCGATCCGCGAGGGCGCCAAGGCCGAGCTGCTGGCCACTGAGGGCACGGACTACTACAAGCCCGACCAGGCCGGCGTGGCCCTGGCGTTCTTCCAGCGCGCCATGGATGACGCCACAGCCGACGTGTGGCGCTCCAACACCAGCCGCGGCTCGCGGGGGAGGGCATCATGGCTTTGACCGTGGCCCAGCTGCTGGACGATGCAGCGCGCGACCTGCAGGACAAGGGGCACATCCGCTGGACCCGCGCGGATCTGCTGGACTGGTTCAACGCGGCGCAGCGCGCCTTTGCCGAGCAGCGGCCCGACCAGATGGCCCAGCCGCGCGACCTGGTGCTGGCCGCCGGGTGGCGGCAGGAGCTGCCGGCCGACGTGCTCACGTTGATCGACATCACCAACAACGCCAACACCACGCAGCGGCGCATCACCAAGACCGACCTGTGGGTGCTGGACGCCGTGGCCGGCGCCTGGCGCTCGGGCTCGCCGGGCCGCGAGGTGCAGCACTACATGCACGACCTGTGCACGCCGCAGGAATTCCTGGTCTATCCGCCCGTGGCCGCCGGCACCAAGGTGCGCGCCATGGTGGGTGTCGCGGCCGTGGACCTGGCCGACGAGAGCGGAACGCCCAGCGTGCCCGAGCGCTGGATGGACGCGCTGCGGCACTTCGTGCTGTTCCGGGCTTGGTCCATCGATGCGGAGTTCGGCGGCAACGCCACCATCGCGGCGGCGCACCGTGCCCTCTACAACGAGGCGCTGGGCATTCAGGCCCAGGCTGCGGCCACCAACGCCGTGGCCCAGAAGTGAACCAAGCCTGCCATCCTGGCGGGCATCTTCCATCTGGGCGCTGGAGTGCTCGAAGCCAAAGGAGCCGACATGGCTGGTTTCAGCACATCCCTCGCCAACGCGATCATCAGCGCCACGCTGCGCAAGCAGGCCTTCCCGGCCATCCGCAACGCCTACTTCGCCCTGTTCACGGCGGACCCCACAGACGCCTTCACGGCCGGCACCGAGGTGGCCGCACCGTGGTACCAGCGCGTGGCCACGGGCGCCTTTGCCGCGCCCAACAACGGCGCCACCTACAACGCCGTGCGTGCGGAGTTCCCGCCTGTCACGGGCGCCCAGGTCACGGTCACACACATCGGAATCATGGAAGGGGACTCGGCCACCGATGGCACGGCTACGCTCATGTATTCCGAGCCGCTGCCGTCGCCGCGCACGCTGCAGATCAACGACGTGTTCGTGGTGGACAGCCAGACGCTGACCGGCGACTTCACGCTGCAGCTGCTGTAAGCGATGAACCGAGGGGCCCTGAACGGCTTCGCGCTCAACGGGCGGTCCGCCGACCCCGTGGTGCGCATCCGCGTGGACGTCAAGGGCTATGCCCGCGTGCGTGCCGGCGGGCGCGTGCTCGCCTATGCCGTGGTCCAGTCGGCGCCGGCGGCCGCGCTCACCGGGCCGCTGGGCCGTGTGCATGCCAAGCTGTCGGCCGACGCCCTGGCGCGCGCCGCCGTCGAGGGCGCCCTGGGCCGCATCCACATCCGCAGCCTGCTGGCGGCCACAGGCCGCGCCATCATCAAGGTCACGCTGCCGCCTGTGCGCGGACGTGTGGCCGCCACTGCCCGGGCCAGCGCGGCCGTCACGGCCCATGTACTGGCGCGCAATGCCGTGGCGACGATGGCACGGGCGGACTTCGCGCCCCAGGTGCACCTGCTGCGCCGTGGCCCGGTCCAATCCTCGCCTGAGGCCAGGGGTGCAGCAGACGGACGAATCTACGTGCGTCGCTGGCTGCGCTCGCCCGTCGATGGCAAGGGCCAGGCCTTCATCGTCAGCCAGGGCCGCGTCGAGGCGCGCCTGTCCGCGCTCATCCAAGCCAGGGCTGCCATCACGGCCCGTGGGCAGCGCCTGGCGCGCGCGCCGTTGCAGGCCCAGGGCGTGGCCTTCATCGAGATCGATCCGGCCATCCACAAGCGCCTGCCCTTCGATGAGCAGGCGCCCGAATCCCGAACCTTCCTCGTTCCCGCAGGAATGACCACCTTCTATGTCACCGACCAAGGGCAGAGCATGTTCCGTGCATCCCCCATGCAGCCTGCAGACACGCAGGACTACGACATCGAGTTCGCCGATTGGTTTCCGCCAGGCGACGAGATTGTTTCCGTGCAGCTCAAGGTGCAGCCGGCCATGCCCATGCCGCCGTCCTTTGCCTTCGTGGGCCAGCGCGTGAAGGTCTGGATCTATGCGGGCGGGGCCAGTGGCCAGAAGTACCAGATAAGCGTGGCCGCCACGACCAACGACGGCCGCACGAAAGAGGTGGAGCTGATCGTGCCCATCAAGGAAAAATAGAAATGCCCCAGCTGTACCTGAACAACTTCCAGACCCAGTTCATTGCCGACGTGCGCGCGGCGCCGCAGACAGGTGCCCCGGCCAGCGAGCTGGACTACGGCGTGCTGCGCGTGTCCGATGGCGCGGCCGGCACGTTGCTGAATCCTCCAGCCGGCGGCTGGTATGTGCTGACGGCCTACAAGCGCAGCGGCTCGCTGGAGTCGGACTACGAGATCCTGCGCGTCACGGCCGTGGACAACTCGGTGATCGGCGAGTGCCGGCTCACGGTGCTGCGCGGCCAGGAGGGCACGGCGCCGCGCGCCTACGTGGCCGGCGACCTGCTGGAGATGCGCATAACAGCCGGCGGCATGCGTGAGGTGGTGCAGACCTCGGACGCGCGCATGTCGAATCCGCGCGCCCCGACTGGCGCGGCCGGGGGGGTGCTGGCAGGCCAGTTCCCCAATCCGACCTTTGCCCAACCCATGGCCTTGGCGGCTGACCTGCTGGGCAAGGTGGACAAGGTGTCAGGCAAGGGCCTGAGTGCCAACGATTTCTCCGACGAGGCCGCGGCAAAGCTCGGCGGCGTGGCGACGGGAGCCACCAAGAATGCGACCGACGCTCAACTACGGGACCGTAGCACGCATACGGGCACGCAGGCTATCGAAACCGTGGCCGGGCTCCAGACAGCGCTGGAAGCTTCCAAGCAGTTCGCCAACCTCACCGGCAAGCCCACCACGACCACCGGCTATGGCATCAGTGACGCGCTGACGTCCAAGCCCATCTTGCTCCCCGCTGGTACGGACTTGAATCTGTTGCCTGATGAAAACAGGATCTATGACGGCTTCAATTTCAAGAACGGTCCCTGGGGTCCCGATATGTGGTGCTACCTTGAAACACGCACCCACACATCGGCGGGCTATCAGTATCAGGTATCCCGCCTGTTGATTGAGGAAAGCCCGGTCATGGAGCGTAGAAAGATGGGCGCTTCTGGCTTTGGGCCGTGGCGAGTGCAAAGTGCATTCGGAGTTCAACCTGTTGCCGGGGGCGGCACGGGAGCAGCTACGCCTGCGGCTGCTCGCCAGAATTTATCGGTTCGGCAATATGCATCGAGCGCATTGACGCTTTATGTCCGTACGGATGGGGTTGATACAAATTCAGGGTTTGAGGATAGCCCGGAAGGGGCTTTCAAAACCTTGGCCAAGGCCATGGAGGTCGTCAACTCTATTGACATGTCCATGTTCGGTGCGACGATAAAGGTAGGGCCTGGAATTTTTGCCGGTGTCAATGTCGCGGCCTACTCCTCATTCAGCAGTGTGCTGACTATAGAAGGCGCAGGGTCTAACTTAACCAGGCTGGAAGCAACGGGGGGGAAGGCGGCTATCTCCACTGTGTATTGTCAGGTAGTGGTGAAGAACCTCACTGTGGCACCATCGACTGGCACGACCGATGCATATTTGGTAATCATGGATCACAACAGTTTGGTCACGTTTTCCAACGTCACATTTGGCAGGAGTGGAATTGCTGTGCACACGATGCTCTTTGTGTCGAATGGGTCAAATGCGGTTCTGGAGAATGTCTCCGTTGTTGGAAGCTTTTTATATGGGTTTTATGCAACAAATTCCGGAAGAATATATTCTTACAATAAGTCGGTTTCATTTGTGAGTGCCAATTGCACCAATACCTTTCTTGTTGCAATTGTCGGATCTTCAATAATGTGGTTGAACATTGTGGTAAATGGTGGTCTGAGTAGTGGGACAAAGTTCTATTTGACGTCTAACTCTGTACTCAATCTTGGAGGTGCTGGCGGAAGTATTGTCCCTGGAGGCTCTGTTGGTCAAATTCTTTCCGGAAGTCAAGCAATATGAGGTACAAACTAGGACACGATAAGGTTGTTTTCCGGAAAAATGACGATGGCAGCATCTCAATCATTGCCATCACCAATAGTCCTGAGTATCCCAACAGGAACCCCGACTATCTGGAATACGTGGCCTGGTGCTCCGCCGGCAACGTACCGGCGCCTGCGGACCCGCTACCGCTTCCAGTACCCCAGACCATCACCCGCGCCCAGGGCAAGGCGGCTCTGATCCAGACCGGCATGTGGCCGCAGGTGCTGGCCTTCGTGGCCGGCATCGAAGATCCCAACGAGCAACTGCTGGCCCAGGTCGCTTTGAACGACACGGTGAACTGGGAGCGCAGCAGCCCGTTCCTCGCGCGTGTCGCCGTGGCGCTGGGCTTGAGCGAGCAGCAGCTCGATGAGCTGTTCAACGCGGCAGCGGCCATCGTGCTGTAGCGGCCAGACCGCGCTGGTGCCAAGCCTGACACGGTAGCGGGCCATGACCACCTACAAGCTGTCCGCCTTTCCGGGCGAGGCGCCCAGCGCGTCCGACCGCGCGCTGGGCGCGAACTTCGCCCGGGAGCACTTCAATCTCTTCCTGCCCAGCGCAGAGTTCTGGCCGCTGGCCACCGACAGCCGCCACTCGGCCTGCGTGGCCGGTGCCCGCACGCTGCACCGCTTCGCGCGAGATGCCAGCGGGGCCGTGCAGCAGAACCCGGCCGCGCCCATCCGCTCCTGGGTGCAGGAGCTGTCCCTGGTCAAGGGCCAGATCAACGACGAGGCCACCGAGCGCACCTACCAGACCACCAACGACGGCAGCGCTGCGCCGCGTGCGCTGGACGTGCGCGGCAACGACCGGCTGCTGGGCGTGGTGCGCCCGGTCAAGCCCACGGTCACGCTGCAGGTGGTGGACGAGTTCACGACCGAGGAGGCCAAGACCTGGCTGTATGGCGACTTCGCCGAGCTGGTGCGCGCGGACCTGCTGGCCACGGTGATCCAGCACGAGGGCCACCAGGAGGCGATCCGCTGGGATGCCAATGGCAAGGCCTATGCCGGCGCCACGTCCAACTACGGCCTGTCCCTGTCCACCGCCGTAGGGGCCGGCGCCTGGGCTGGGAATCTCTATGCCGTGGTGTCGGCCGCCCGCGCCAAGGCCTGCGAGATGGACACCACGCGGCTCGGGGCCATCAGCACGGCCAGCGGCTGGGCCGTGCCGGTGGCCGCCATGCCGTACAGCTACCCGTTCCGCCGGCCCGCGCTGGTGGAAGCGCTGCAGCGGCACGAGTTTCCGGACACGGCCGGCGAGCGCTCCGGAGAAACCGTGCTCACGGCCAACCAGGCTGCAAAGCTGGCCGACCTGGTGGAGGCCTCGGTGGCGCCCGGCAGCAAATGCACCAACTGGCGCAGCGAGCTGGACAAGCTGCTCAAGGAATTCGCAGACCTGGCCCTGTCCAAGTCCTGGGCCGGCGCGGGCACGGCGCCAACCAAGCCCAGCGAGCCCAAAGTGGCCCAGTACCATTTCGATGCGGACAACAACGCCATCGAGCACCCGGACTGGGTGCAGTACCGGCGCGACCTGGAGGCCTACTACAAGGCCCTGGACACCTACACGGAAGGCAAGACGGCTGCCACATCCCAGGCGGCCAGCCTGAATGCCCGCATGGTGGAGATCCAGCAGCGCTGCGCCACCCTGGTGTCCAGCATCCAGACCCAGCTGGCCAGCCAGTACATCGCGGCCACGGGCGACACGGCCGTGATCGGCACCTGGCTGGACCAGCTGGGCGGCGTGGCCGACCTGGCGGGCAAGACCGTGGAGCGCGTGGTGGACTCGCGCTTTTACGTCGTGGCCTTTGTGACCGACTGGGGCGAGGAGTCCGAGCCGTCGCCCATCTCCGACATGTTGGAGGTGGACCAGAACGACACTGTGACCATCCAGCGGCCCCAGGCCATGACGGGCGAGCAGCATGCCACGCGCCACGTCGTGAAGTGGCGCATCTACCGCAGCAACGCCTCGGCCGCGGCGGCGGCCTGGCAGCTGGTGCAGGAGCTGCAGATCTCCGTGGCCAGCTTCCTCGATGACAAGAAGGGCGAGGAGCTGGACAGCCTGCAGCCGCAGTTCACCTGGGCCGCGCCGCCCTACCGCATGGACAGCCAGTACGAGGGCGACAACAAGCCCAGCGTGGGCGCCAACCCCTACCTGCGCGGGCTCACGGGCATGCCCAACGGCATCATGGCCGGCTTCATCGACAACACCGTGGCGTTCTGCGAGCCCTACGTGCCCTACGCCTGGCCCGTGGACTACCAGGTCACGACCGAATGGCCCATCGTGGGCATGGCCGTGTTCGACCAGACGCTGTTCGTGGGCACGGCCGGCAATCCGTACTTCGTGACGGGCGCGCACTCGGCGCAGATGTCGGCCATCAAGCTCGACAGCAACCAGTCCTGCAGCGCGCGCCGCTCCATCGTGCCTGTGCAGGGCGGCGTGCTCTATGCCTCGCCCGATGGCCTGTGCCTGGCCAGCCCGGGCGGCGTGCAGGTGGTGACGCGGCAGCTGATCGCGCGCCAGGACTGGCAGCGCATGCAGCCGGCCAGCATGTTCGCGGCCGAGCACGAGGGCGTCTACTACCTGTTCTACGCCGGGGCCGGTGGCGGCTGCCTGGCGTTCAGCGCGCAGGACGGGGCCAAGCTGGGCCATACCGACCTGGGCAGCGCGGGTGTGACGGCGGTTTGGGTGGACCGCTTCAACGACCTCATGTACGTGGCGCGCGGCCAGGACATCCTGGAATGCTTCACGGGCGATGCCCTGCGCACGGCGCGCTGGCGCACAGGCCTGGCCACCCAGGGCCAGCAGCTGCCGCTGGCCTGGGCCAAGGTCTACGGCCTGCAGGACGCCCAGCACCCGATCACCCTGCGCCTGTGGGGCGACGGCCAGCTGCAGCACACGGCCCAGTTCTCCGACCTGCAGCCGCAGCGCCTGCCGCCCGGGCGCTGGCTGGAGCACCAGGTGGAGATCGAGGGCGCGGCCCGCGTCACCAGCGTGGTGCTGTGCTCGACCACAGAGGAGCTGCGCAGCGTATGACTAACCGCAAGAAAATCGACACAGGCGCGGCCCGCCTGCCGGCCCTGGCCAGGGTCAACGTCCAGGACAAGGCCCTGTCCAACTGGATGCAGGCTGTGACCGAGCACCTGGAAGTGCGGGCCGGCGGCCGGGGCAACGAGTTCGAGCGCGGCGTGACCCTGCGCGAGCTGGTGGCCCTGCAGGGCTCGGTGCAGGGCGTCACCCAGCTGCTGGCCACGGACAAGACACCGAGGGAGGGCGAGATCGTGATCGACCTGGGCGGCGGGCTGTCGGCCACGGTGGCCGTGGAGCGCTTCGCCAAATCCATCATCGAATCGCGCCTGTTCAAGAGCCTGGCCAAGACCCTGGACGACCCCAGCCGCTTCGACCACCTGGCGCAGGAGATCCGCGACGAGCTGCTGCGCTCCATCGCCGACGAGGCCGCCAAGCGCGGCGCCGAGGTGCGCGAGCTGCAGACCGTGGTGCAGAGCAACGAGCGCAGCCTGGCCATGGCCGTGCGCGAGGTCACTGCCAGCTTGCGCAACGCGAGCGCAGGCCTGCGTGCCACACAGGCGGCGTTCGCGGACGGCCAGCGGGCCATGGCCACCAACGTACTGCAGCTGCAGGCGTCCCTGGGCAACTACTACCAGGACGGCAAGCCGGGCCGCGCCATGCTGGAGCAGGAGATGACGGTACTGGCGGGCTACAGCGAGGGCCTGCGCGCGCAGTACACGCTCAAGGTGCAGGCCGGCGGGGCCCTGGCCGGCTACGGCATCGCGGCCGAGGAGGTCAACGGCAAGACCTCCAGCGCCTTCATCATCATGGCGGACAAGTTCGCCATCGTCTCCCCCAGCTACAACGCCGGCCAGATGAGCACGCCGCGGCCCGAGGACGTGGTGTTCGGCGTCGATGGCGACGGCATCTACCTGCAGCGCAACGTCTACCTTAAGGGCAACATGCGCATCGACGGCCTGGGCAAGAAGCTCGTGGACGGGCTGCGCGGCTCGGTGCTTCTGTCGGCCAGCGGCAGCTTCTGGAGCGATGCCACCGCGCGCCAGGCCGTCTGGCAGGCCCTGGGCAACAGCGGCAGCGCGCCTAACACCAACCACCTGATCGTGGGCGATGCCGTGACCATCAGCAACGGCGCTGGTTTCACGCAGACACGGCACTGGATGGGCGCGGCCTGGCTGATCCCGGCCGCCGTGCTCAACGGCGATCTGCTGGTGGACGGCACCGTGGCCGCGCGCAAGGTGGACACACGCGGGCTCACCGTGCGCGACAACGCGGGCAACGTCATCCTGGATGCCAACGGCCTGGACGCGCAATGGCTGCGCAATCTCAAGGCCGCCCAGGTCAACGGCCTGGGGCCGCTGGCCACCAAAGACAAGGCCCGCATCGGCGAGACCGTGGCGTTTCCGGACGGCACGACGATGAACACCAGCGACTTCATCAACCGGCTGCAGCGCATCACGTCCAACAACATCGGCGTGTTCATGGACACGGCGGCCATCGGCACGGCCTACATCGGCCAGGCGGCTGTTGGAACTCTCCAAATTGCGGGCAACGCCGTCACGGTCCCTACGGCCGTGACAGTTCCTGGACACATCGAGGGAGTGGGATGGGGTTCCTGGAACACGGTTCTGTCAATGAGCCTCTACCTGGATATGCCGGGCGTGGTCACGGTTTTGGTCACTGGGTTCGTCGGCTATGGCATGGGGTGGAGAACAGCAGGGACCAGGCTCTATGTGGATGGTGATTGGATAGCCGAGCACGCCATCGACGAGGCCTACACAGCCGTCTGCCACGGGTATTCGAGGAGCATGGGGGCGGGGCTCCATACCGTCACGCTCACATTCTCGGGAGGCGTGGGTTGCCGGATTGGAAACCTCAACGGCTTCATGATTGGATCAAAGCGATGAAGTTCTACCATGTGATTGATTCGCACGGTCACCTGGTGATCTCCGGCACGTATCAGCACGATTCCGAGTTGCGCTTTTACCGTGAGACGCATGGAAATCGCTTAAGGGTTGGACTGCCCAAAGGGTATGCCCCCAATGAAGCCCCATCCCGGGACCACCGATGGAGCGTTCCAAAACGCTGCTGGGTGGCCCCCGCTCTGGATCTGGAGCAAGAGTGGGAGAAGGTGCGCTACACGAGGGCGCGCCTCCTGTCCGCCTGCGATTGGGTGACGTTGCGCGCCCAGGAGACGGGCGATCCCGTGCCGGCGCCCTGGCTGGCCTACCGGCAGGCCCTGCGCGACATCACCGACCAGCCCGACCCGCTGGCCATCGTGTGGCCCACGGCACCCGCCTGATGCGTGCCAAGCCTGCCACCGTGCTCGGCATGCCCCATTCCCTCGAATATGACCTCGACGCGGTGCTGCCCTTCATGCAGGGCCTGGTGCCGGGCTTGGCCCGCGCCCAGGACATGCGCGCCATTGGCCTGCGCCGTGGCGGCCGGCTGGTGGCCGGCGTGCTCTATGAAGGCTTCAACGGCCGCAACCTCTGGATGCACGTCGCGGCCGAGCCCGGCGCGCGCTGGCTCGTGCGCAGCTACCTGCGCGCCTGCTTTGCCTATCCGTTTCTGGTGTGCGGCGTGGATCGCGTGAGCGGCTACGTGAATGAGAGCAACACCCTTGCGCGCCGCTTCAACGAGCACCTGGGGTTTCGTGAAGAGGCCCGGCTACGTGGCGCAGCCCCGGACGGCGGCGACGTGCTTATTTTTGTGATGTGGAAAAAGGAGTGCAGGCATGCGCTGGCACACGACTGAATTTGATTTCTTGCCCGAGCGCGCGTTCTCTCCGCGCCCCGGCGGCTCGATGACCCTCGAAGGCGGCAAGGGCAGCAGCACGCCCGCCCCCGACCCTCGTCTGGTCGAGGCCCAGGTGAAAAACCTGGGCATCCAGGACGACATGATCAAACAGATCATCGGCAACGCGAACGACATGGCTCCGTTGCAGAAGGAGCAAACGCAGTTCGCGCTGGATTCCTCCCGCACCGCGTGGGAGCAGTCGCAGTCCGACCGCGAATATGCGCTGGGGCGCCGCGACAAGCTGACGGGCCTGCAGGACACCATGATCGAGGATGCGCGCACCTTCGACACGGAGGGCAAGCGCGAGGAACTGGCCGGCCAGGCGGCTGCCGATGTCTCCAACGCCTACGAAAGCGCCAAGCGTACGCAGGGCGCTGAGATGGCCCGCATGGGCATCAACCCCGCGGACGGAAAGTATGGTGCCGCGTCCAATGCCCTGGCCGCCGGTGAGGCGCTGGCCACAGCGACAGGCAAGAACTCGGCCCGAACCGCTGCGCGTGCGGAGGGGCGGGCGCTGACGGACCGGGCCTCGAATGCGCTGGCCGGCTATCCCGCCATGGGCATGCAGACGACGGCGGCCACGGCCGGCTACGGCGCCTCGGGCCAGAACATCGCCAACACCGGCCTGGCTGGCCTGAATTCCGGCTACGGTCAGGCGGCGGGCATGGCAGGCAACGCTGGCAACAGCGCGGCCAACATGTGGGGCCAGCAGTCCAACGCTTACCAGCAGTCGCAGGCCACCCAGGGGGCCGGTACGGGCGCCATTGTGGGCGCGGGCCTGTCTGCTGCGGCCATGTTCTTCTGATGCGGGCCGCAGACATTGCCGACAGCGTGGGCAAGGCGATTGCCGGCCGGCGCGCTGCGCTGCATTTCAGCGGGGGCAAGGACTCGCTGGCATGCCTGTACATGCTGCGCCCGCTGGTGGAGCAGGGCCTGCCCGTCTACTGGCTGTCCACAGGCGACACCATCCCGGAAACACGCGCGGTCGTGGACCAGGTGCGCGCGTGGATTCCCGATCTGCGCACCGTGCAGACGGACGTACTCGCCTGGAAAGCTGCCCATGGGATCCCGAGCGACGTGACCACGGCGCAATCGAGCTGGATCGGCCGCGCCTACGGCATGAGCGACACGCCGCTGGTGGGCCGCATGGATTGCTGCGTGGCCAACCTGATGCAGCCCATGCACCAGCGCATGCTGGCCGATGGCATTGAGGTGGTGATTCGCGGCACCAAGCTGGCCGACACGGGCCAGGTGCCGGCGCGCGGCCCAGGCGATGCCTACGAGGTCTTGCTGCCGCTGCTGCACTGGAGCCATGACCAAGTGTTCCAGTTTCTGCAGGACATGGGCGCCCCGCGCAATGCCGTCTACGACACCTTCCGCGCTATCAGCGCGCCCGAGTGCCTGCACTGCAGCGCGTGGTGGGACGACGGCAAGGCCGCCTATCTCAAGCAGCTGCACCCCGACAAGGTGGGGCAGTACCGAGTAAATCTGCAGACCATCCGCGCCGAGCTGGCGCGCCGGGTGCAGGAGTTGGACAGCGAATTGAAGGAGTGCGAACAATGAGTTTGGGAAATGGCTTCGCTGCGGGCCTGGCACAGGGGCAGCAATTCACCCGGGGCATATTCGATGCGTACCGCGCCGGTCAGCAAATGAACGACGCGCGTGACCAGGCCGCGCAGAAAGAGGCGCTGAAAGGCATTGCCAGTGCCACGGCCGTGGAGTCCACGGGTTACACCGCCGACCAGGGCAAGGAACTGGAAGGCCTGGCCGCCAAGGGCTACAAGATCGACTTTGACGACGCCCAGAAGGCCTATGTCGCGCGCAACGATGCCGGCGACACAAAGACCATCGCCATGCAGGGCGTGACCGACTTCATGGGCGAGCGCTCGGCGGGGTCGATGAGCCGCGAGCAGCAGGACAGCGCGCGCATGCTGGCCATGGCCGACGTGATCGGCCGCACGGACCCCGAGCGCGGCCTGCAGATGCGTCAGCAGTTCCGCCAGGGCCAGCATGCTGAAAAGCGCCAGGCCCGCGAGGAAAAGCAGTGGGCAAGAGAGGACGGCATCGAGGCGCTGGACAAAGAAATCGGACAGTCGTTCAAGGATTCCCTGCGTGGTGAGGATGGGAAAGAACGTGCTGCCACGGCCGATGACTATCTGGCCAACATGCAGCAAAAGATCGCGCGCTACTCCGGCGCCGGATTTGCAAAGGAGGCCGAGAGCGCAATGAAGGAGCATTACGCCATGGCCAACATCAAGCTGCAGACGGAAAGCAAGGAACGCGAGGCAGCCATTACCAAGACCATTGCCCGTCTGGATGCCGGCGACGCCTCGGGCGTGATGGACTACTACAACAAGTTCCTGCCCACAGGGGACAAGCTCACCGGGGTGGAGCTGGGCAAGGATGGGAAGGTCGTGGCGCAGCGCGTGCGGCCGGACGGCAGTGAATTGCCGCCAATGACCATGGGTTCCATTGATGAACTTCGCACTGGGTTGCTCAAAAGCGCTGATTACAAATTCGCGTACCAGATCAGTCAGGACCAGTTCACCAACAACTTGAAGCTCCGCAGCGAACGGCGCGCCGACAACGCCGACCGCCGTGCGGCCGGGGCCGATGCCCGCGCTGCAGCATCCCATGGCATTGCCATGGAGGACCGCCGCGAGCGGCTGAACGACAAGCGCGAACAGCGGGATGTGCGCGAGGCCATGGCGCGTGAGTCAAACCCCAGCATTTCGGACACCCAGATCCGGGCGGTGCGCGCGGGCATCCTGCAGACACCCGGTGCCGACAACGCCAAGGCCAAGTACGACTATGACCCGGTGAAGGTGCAGAAGGCATTTGGGGAAACTATCCCCGGGCGATATGCGGGAGAGAAGGACACCGTGAAGCGCGACATGGACAAGGAGCAGCGTTTCCGGGAATTCATGGCCGACAACCCCAATATCCGGGACGTGGACGAGGGTCTGGTGAAGTTCAATGCCGCTGATGTGAAACGCACTCGGGGCGAGAAAGCGGGCCGGGCCTCGGCCGTGCAGGGCGCTATGTCGCCGGAGGCTATCGCAGCGACCGCCAAGAAATACGGCATGACGGAGGAGCAGGTGCGCGACAAGCTCCGTTCCCAAGGCCTCATTTAGATGTACGGCCCCAGGAAGTCTTGGTGCATTCTTCAGCCTGGAACAGGAGAACGCACTAAGGCAATCCGCCTGCATGGCAGCGCCCGCACAACGCCGCGTATGCAACAACGCGTTGCGCAAGAGTGCATGGGTTGCAGGCACGCAGCCTTATATTCAATGGATTGCTGTGCGCGAATCACTGGTTTCAGTGATGTTCAATGCCATTCTTCCGTTCTACATTAGATCAAGGTCGGCAAGCAGCTTTCGCTTTGGAAGATTGCTATTTCATCATTGATTCTCTGCAAAGGTGGTCTATGGATTCATTGTCTTTTCGTCGCATTTGCATGGCTGCGACCATTGGCGGTTTGGTGTCTTTGGCCGGTTGCGGCGGTGGGGAGGATCGGCCCGCGCCGATCGATCTGGTGACGGACAAGAATGCGGACAAGGTACCCGACGAGTTGGCCGTGGTCGTTCAGAAACTGATGAGTACGGCCGATGTGGTCAATCCGGGGGTGCTGGATCCGGAGGAAGAGCCGGCTTTTTTCGAGGCCATCAAGGAGATTGGCTCCCGCCTGCCGTTTTCCGATGAAACCATCAGGAACCTAGAAAAATACAACGCGCTGACCCACCAGTATGAAAGCGTGGCCACCGAGGAAGAGCTGACAGATTTGATGTCACGGATCAGCGAGGTGGACGACAAGCTGATGGCCGATTCCAACTACCGCCGGTTCCAGGAAGCGTTGAGCATCATGCCGGAACTGAACCCGGTGGAGAATACCGAAGGTTCAGCCACCGTCAACGCAGCCGCGGCCGGCCAGGGGTATCCTGCCGACCCGACGGCTGCAGCCGTCGCCGCCAGCAAGGATGGCTTTGACCGGCTGGAGCGCGGCGACGTGATGCTGGTGCACAGCGGCAAGGGTGGCTATTTTTTCCCATGGGCCTGGCACTTCACCCATGCCGGCAATTACAACGGCAACAACCAGGTGTATGAGTCCGTGGGCACTGGCGTGCGCGTCCAGAATATCCAGGAATGGAAGAGCAAGAAAAGGTATGCGTTCGCCTCCAGCAAGAAACGGTCGCGCACCGAGGTTGAAAATTCGTTGAACCAAGCACAGGCAAGGTATGGGATCGATGGCAGGACGAAATACAACTTCGTCTTCCCCAACAAGCACACGGATGAAAAGCTGTACTGCTCTCAGTTGGTATGGAAGATTCACAAGAGCCTGGGCGATGATGTGGACAGCAACAGCCTCAAATGGTTCACGCTGATCTCTCTGAAGAATTCCCCCATTTATTTCTGGAATCCCCCTGCGGCCTTGGTGGCTAATGGGGTGTTGATACAGACTGTGCTCAAGCCGGCCGTAGCCCCTGACGAGATCTATTACGCCAGCAATGTGCTGAATTTCTATGTAGACAAAAAATAAGACAGCGCAATGTCTATTTCTTCAGGTGATCGTGGTCGGCTGTGGCGTGCTTGGGTTTCCCAGCATGGTCGCAATGGGCCAAACCAATCCAAGGGACTTTGGGTGGCCGTGGTTGCCGTGGCCTTGGCCCTGACGGCCTGCCGCACGCAAGGGCAGGGGGCGGACGGGTTGGCCGGTGTCTATGTGCTGTCCAGCCCGCAGGGCCGAGCCGCTTCGTTGGTGGCCTTGACGGCAGGAGCGAAAGGCCGGCAGGCGCAGGGCGCCGCCGTCCGTCAGGCGGGGGCGTCGACCCTGGCCATGGATGACCAGGGGCGTTTCTGGGTGGGCGGCAAGTCCGTTTTCGGGCTGCCTCTTGCCACGGTGAGCCTCGTCAGTGCGGATCGTACGGAGCAGCAGCGCGTGCCGGTGGCAGAGAATCCCGGCGTCGGCATGGCGTTTGCCGACGGAAAGATGTTCATCGCCGCATCGAAGAATGGCTTCGGCGGTTCGGTGACCGAGGTGGACACGCAGTCGCTGGCCACGCGCACGACGGAGATTGCCCCGCCGCCCGCGAGCAGCTACATCCTTACGGCCCTGGCCGTGTCAGGCGACAGGATTGTGGTGAGCGGATTGACGAATGGCCCGGAAGCCAGAAGCCGCTATGGCCTCGTCACGGTCCTCGATCGCCACAGCCTGCAGCCCGTCTGGCGCAGCCAGCCGCTGGAGAACGTGGATGTGTGGAAGATTCTTGTGCAGGGGGATGACTTCATTCTTCTGAACGTGGCCAGTGCGGAGCAGGGGACGCAGGGCAGGGCGGACCTTGTCTTTCTCAAGCCGGGCAATGTGCTCCAAAATGTGTCGTCCCTTGCTTCGCCCCTTTGGGGCGAGGTCGCGGACGGTGTTCTCTACACCTATCACAACGCGAGCTGGAACTCTCGCCACAGCGACAGCACCCGCTTTGTGTCGACTCTGGATCTGACCACCGGACAGGCGCGGCAGTTTCCGTTGCCGGATGGCATCAACGCGGGCGATATGGCCCTGGCTGGCGGCAAGCTCCTCCTGGCCGTGGATTCGTCCACGGGTGAGCGCCCGCCCGGGGTCTATTCGCTGGATTTGCAAGGGGGCGAGCTGCGTTTGATCCGGGAGCTGCCCGGTGCTTCCAGGCTGCTAGTGACCGCGCGCCGCTGAGCTGGCCCGAAACCAGCTCGGCTCGGGTGCTGGCGGCTCCTTGCCTTGTGGGCGACGATAACCCGCATGCTGCCGGGCTCGCCGACGATGCTGCCATCGGAGCGCAGTCGAGGTCGCCTCATGCATTGGCACAGGCCGGCTTCTGCAGGACAGCGAAACTCTTTGCATGGGTGACCTGTCATCGCGGTCTGGCCGTCACGGCCTGTGCTCAGGCTGGCTGCTCGTGCCCTGCATGGACAGGGCCGCAAGGCTCTGGGCCAGGCCCGTTGGCTGGCAGTTGGCGGCGCTCCACGTCAAGCCGTCCTTTCCCTGTGGAAAGGCATCCGCCCCCGGAGCGGGCCGAATCGCATTTTCTGAGCCTGTGCCTCAGAAAATACGAACCAGAAAAGCATGGCCGTGGTGGTCGATATGCTGTGGAATGGCATCGGTGGGCCTGAACATCTTAGGCGCGTACCAAGCCTGACAGCCTCGACGGAGTTCCATCCGTGAGGTAATGCATGCCCCAGACCCCCCAAAGCGCCGCCGATGGCGGCGTTGACCTGTTCGAGATTGCCGGTATCAATCCCAGGCCGAAGACGGCAACCCAGGCCCCGACCGGCGACGTTGACCTGTTCGAGCTGGGTGGTATCTCCATCGATGTGCCAAAGTCCAAGCCACAGGGGATTAGCGGCTATGTGGCCGATGCCATCACCGACGTGTTCAAGCGCGCGGGCGGCGCCGCCCTCTCTGGCGTGGCTGCCGTGCCGGAGGCGGCCCAGTCGGCCATCCGTGCCACGGTGCGCAGCGGCGCCGGCGGCGATCCCGCCACGGTCATGCCCGGCGGCGCATTCATTCCCGGCATTGACACAGACGAGGTCATCAATGGCCCCATGACGCAGCAGCAGCGCGACCGGCGCGAGCTGCAGGCCGAGCGCGCGGCCGTGGGCGTGCGCCTGCCGGGCGCCGAGGCGCTGGCCCGCGCTGGCCGCGATGCGCAGAAGGCCATCAACGACACAACCAGCCAGGCCACGCAGGACGCCGTTGCTAATTCCCAGATCACGGGCAACCTGCTCAAGGGCGAGATCGACTTCGGCAAGGACCCGTCCGTGCGCGGCTTCCTGATGCAGGGCGCAGACGTGTTCGGTTCGATGTTCCCGGTGGTGGCCACGGCGCTGGCCACGCGCAGCCCGGGCGCAGCCGGCGCGGTGGGCGGCGCCATGGCAGCGGGCGAGGGCGTGGAGAACGCGCGGGAGTTCATCGCCAAGCAGTCGCACGATCAGCTGCTGGACACCAGCCCGCTGTACCGCCGCATGATTGATGCCGGCGCGGCGCCCGACGAGGCGCGGCGCATCACCAGTGCCAAGGCCGAGGACGCCTCGGCGCTGCTGCAGGGCGCCGTGGCCACGTTCGGCGACCGCTTCACCGGCAAGCTGGTGACGGGCGGGCTCGACCCTCTGCTGGCCCGCCTGGCCGGCCGCTCGGTGCTGGGCAAGACGGCGGCCGGCGCGGGCATATCGGCGCTGGAGGAGGGCACGCAAGAACTGACCGAAGGCGTGGCCTCGGACCTGGGCACCAAGAGCGTGGCCCACGGCAAGGAAATCGGCGAGGACTCTGCCGCCAACTTCGTGCTTGGCGCGCTGGGCGGATCTGCACCTGGTGCAGCGCGCGGCGTGGTGGCCGGCGTGAAGGATCGTAGGGGCGCCCAGGCGGATGCTGGCGGGCGCAACACGGTCATCGACGTGACCTACAAGGATGCCGACGGCAACACGGTCACGGACGTGGCCACGACCGCAGACGCTGGCCAGGGCGACGGCGCTGCGGCTGCGCCTGCCCCGGCACCGGCTCAGACGGAGCAGCAGGACGAGCAGCAGCGCGTGCAGCAGCCCGATGGCACGCCCGAGTCCATGGACAGCACCACGGCGGCCACGCGCCTGGCCGAGCTGGAGGTGATCGACAGCACTACGGGCCTGAACCCGGTGCAGCAGGACGAACGTGCAGCGTTGGCCCAGCGCCTGGAGCAGGACGCGGCGCGCGAGGCCGAGCTGGAAGCCCTGGGCGATGAGCCCCAGGCCGTGGCCGCCGAAGCTGCTGCGGCCGAACAGGCGCCGGCATTCGATCCTGCTGCAGTGCGGTCCAAGACCTGGCCCCAGTTCGTGCACGAGCGCGGCGAGAAGGTGGCCACCCTTCGCCGGGGCACGCCCATCTGGGACCAGCTGCAGCACGAATGGGCTGCCGTGAAGACGCGCCGCGCAGGCATCAACCCCGAAGGCACTGGCGCCGCCGGCGCGCCTGTGCAGGAGATCCAGAACCGCGACCGAAGCCGGCCGGCCAGCGTGGTGCAGATGCAGGGCATGGCCCAGAACCCCGACTACCTGCGGCTGGGTGTCTCGCGCAGCCCCGAGTCGGGCGCTCCCATGGTGTTCGCCGTGGGCGACCAGGCCGACGCCGTGCAGGCGCTGGGCCGGGCCGACGTGGCGGTGATGAGCGATGGCCAGCGCGTGCCGTTCCACTATGGCGTGATGGAGGCGGCCGACGTGCAGCCGTCCAACTTCGCAGACGGCGCCGTCAATCCGCTGTTCGACGCAGCGCACCCGGGCACGGTCAAGGCCTTGAACAACGGCCGTGTGGCAGGCCTGCGCGCTGCCTACGAACGCGGCACGGCCGACGCCTACCGGCAGGAGCTGGCTGCCGACAGCGCCATGCACGGCATTGACCCGGCCGCTATCGCCGACATGCAGGCCCCGGTGCTGGTGCGCCTGTATTCCGAGAAGGACAACCAGGTCAACATGGGCGCCAAGAGCCAGAGCCAGGCCCTGGGCCTGTCCGCCACGGAGCAGGCCGCCACCGATGCGGCACTGGTGGACGGCGGCGTGCTGGAAGTGTTCGACAGCGGCGCCCTGGACAGTGCGGCAAACCGCGACTTTGCCCGCGCGTTCATCGGCAAGCTGCAGGAGCAAGGCCAGGACGTGGCCGGCATGATGGACGCGAATGGCGCGCTCTCGCCGGCCGGCGTCACCCGCCTGCAGGCGGCGCTGGTGCACAAGGCCTACGGCGACGGCGACCTGGTGGAATCGCTGTTCGGCTCCACCGACAACGACATCCGCGCCATCGGCGAATCCCTCAAGGCTGTGGCCGGCGAGTGGGCCAACCTGCGCCTGGCGGCCGAGCGCGGCGCCATCAATGCCGAGGTGGACGTGACCGAGAACCTGCTGCAGGCCATCCGCCTGGTGCAGAAGGCTCGGCGCGAGCGCGCGGCCCTGCACGACGCTGTGCAGCAGGTGGACATGCTGACGGGCGATGTGCCCGACGCCCTGACCGTGGGCATGCTGCGCCTGCTGTACAGCGGGCATTACCTGACCCGGCCCGTGGGCCGCGACCGCCTGGTGGAGTCCCTGCGCGCATACATGGCCGCAGCCTTGGCGACCTCGGCCGCCGGTGATATGTTCGGCGAGCAGGTGGGCCCTGCCGCGATCCTTGCCGCCATCTCTGAAAGAACCGGCGGCCAACCCGTCCCACAGCGACAACAGACCAATGACACAAGCACCGACTCCCAGCAAGCCCCAGCCCCGCAAGGCAGCCGAGAACCCGCTGGCAGCGATGCTGATGGGGAGCGTGCTGATGCAGCAGGGCCAGAAGCACGGCGACAAGAGCCAGACGGAGCAGGGCGAGCAGCTGCTGGAGATCGCGCAGAACGCCCAGGCCAAGAAGCCGACGCCGACAGCGGCGCCGTAGCGCCCGAGCTGGAACTCTCCAGCTACACCCCCGAGGAAATCCAGGCCCAGCAGGCCCAGCAGCAGAAGGCCGAGCAGCGCCGTGCACGCGAGGATGCCCAGGCCGAAGCCCAGGCGCGGGCCGAGCGCGAGCGCAAGGAAGTAGCCGAGCGCCAGGCCGCCAGCGCTGAAAACTTCCAGTTGGGCCAAGACGCGAAGGATGCCCTGAGCGGCCAGCAGGGAGTATTCGACAAACCGGCCGCCGCCGGGCCAGCGCGGCCAGACACTGCTGCAGCACCTGCAGCACCTGCAGCACCTGCAGCACCTGCAGCACCTGCAGCACCTGCAGCACCTGCAGCGAGCCAGCGGCCCAAGCTGCGTGACACGCGCGGCACGGGCGTGCGCCTGCATGGCACCAGCCGTCCGCTGCCCGCAGGCGGCCCTACGAATGATGGCGTCTACCGCGGCAACGTCCTCAACATTTACGGCCAAGGCTTCTACACCACAGACGCCGCCGACATCGCCGCCGGCTACACCCGCAAAGGGCAGGGCGGCGAGCCCACGCTGTATGAGATTGCCGAGCACTCCCCTGTCCGTCTGTATGACATGAATGCTCCGATGGAGCCTGAAGTGCAGTCCATGGCCAAGCGCGTCCTGGACGACCTGGCCCGCGATGAGAACACGGAGACGGGTGAGCGCATCACCACGCTGGCCCAGCTGTTCGATGAAGCGCGCGCCGAGTCTCGCTACGAAGGCGTGAGTGCGGACGAGCTGCAGGAGCGCTTCGATGGCATTCGCTACAACTTGGAGGACATGGGCTATCGCGGGTTTGCGCATGTGGGCGGCGGAAAAACCGGCAACCAGGCCCACAAGGTGAACATCTACTGGTATCCCGAGGATGATCTGTCCGTCACGCGCAGCGAGCTGTCCCGTTTTGAGGAAGGGGCCGAGCAGCCGGCGGGCGTGCCGTTCAAGCGCGCGGAGAGTTCCGTGGCGCCCACCATGACGGCAGACTTGGCGCAGCAACTGCTGCGCATCGCTGGTGGCGCGGAGCCGGCGGGCGCGCGCCGTGCGCCCCAGGCGCCGATGGCGCGCGTGCAGAAGGTCGTGGACGCGGTACGCCAGGCCTGGGCCAACGCCCCGCGCATCAACGTGGTGTTCGACCTGCAGGACCCGCGCGTGCCACAGGAGGCGCGCGACACGGAGCGACTGCAGGCGGCAGAGGGGGCAGAGGGCGTTCCCAAGGGCTTCTATTTCGATGGCGAGGTCTACCTGGTGGCGAGCCAGCTGGCCACGCCCGAGGAAGTGGCTCGCGTGCTGTACCACGAGGCGCTGGGCCACCACGGCCTGCGCGGCGCCTTCGGCGAGAAGCTGGATGCGGTGCTGGATCAGATCATCGTGGCCCGCCCCCGCGAGGTGCGCGCCAAGCTGCAGGAGTATGGCGAGCTGGACGACCTGGTGGGCCGGCGCTACGCGGCCGAGGAGGTGCTGGCCGAGATGGCCGAGACACAGCCGCAGCTGGGCTTTGTCCGCCGCGCCGTCGCCGCCATCCGCGCCTGGCTGCGCACCCATGTGCCCGCGCTGCGCGACCTGGCCATGACGGACGCGGAGATCATCCGCGACTTCATCCTGCCTGCGCGCCGCTGGGTGGAGCGTGGTGCGGCGGCCGCTGCATCGGCGGTGTCGGCACGGCCCAAGTACAGCCTGGACAGCGGCGCTGGCCGGCGGGCGCTGCAGGAGCTGTCCCAGCTGGACGACTTGTTCACCTTGCCAAAGTCGAAGCAAACGGATCTGAAGGCCATCGCCAAGGAGCACGCTCCGGACATCGAGGTGAGCAAGCCGGTGAGCATTGCCGGCCGGCAGGAATACACGTTGAAGATGCCTGATGGCAAGAAGGCCACGCTGTCGGTACGCCAGCCCAACCCATACGGCGAGCAGGTCTACGACATGCTCTACACGGCGGAGGGAATGGAGGCCGTGGCCGGCAGGCCTGGCGAGAACCCGGAGGATGTGCCTCCGACCACAGACGTGTGGCTGGACGTGTCCAAGTTGTCCCGAGGGGACTCGGGTGCCATGGCGTACAGCATCGCCGCCACCTTCGCGCACAACACGGACAGCATCTTCATCGGCGATCCTCACGGGCTGAGCAAGACCGCGCTGCGTCGCCGGCTGGAGCAGATGCTGTCCAGCGCCTTGAAGTTCGGCACCACGCGCCACCTGGCGCCACACCCTGACCAGGTGCGCGGTGGTCACGGAGTGCCGGGCCTGCGCTGGATCTATGGGGATGACGTCGGCAATGTGGAGCGCATGATTGCGGCGAGCGTGGCTGCCACGGATAATGCGTTCCCAACCTCCAACCAGATTGAATATGACGCAGACAGTGGATCGTTCCGACTTTCCAATTCCGGGAAGCAACTATCAAGACAGCAACTGGCTGGCTTGGTTGGACAATCCATCCGAGCAAGACGTGCAGTGGCTGGAAGCGGACCGGCAGAAGCGGAAGCTGGCTGGCGAACAGTTGCGCGAGCGGCTGTCTGGCGTGCCCTTCTACGCGGAGAGGGCAGCGCGGGTGAAGGCAATCGACGGGGACGAGGCGCTGTACTGGGAAGGTTTGCTGAGCGGCACGCACAAGTTCTAGGCGACCCCAGCCCCAAGCTGCGCGTTTTCTACAGCCGCGGCCCCGCTGCCGGCGCGGCCACGCCGGAACCCTCCAAGGGCAGGCTGGGCCGTCTGCAGGACAAGGTGGCGGACCTCACCGGCTACCGCTCCGTTGATGATTTCCTGTATTCCTGGCAGGACAAATTCATCGATCTCAAGCGCATCCAGGAACACATCAAGGCCCTGAACGGCACCGTCAGCGAGACGAACGACGCCTACCGGGGCGAGGAGCTGTACCACAAGCGCGTGGCCAAGCGCACGGCCAACTTCCTGCGCGACGAAGTGCAGCCGCTGCTGCGGCGCCTGAATGCCACGGGCGTGGCCATCGAGGAACTGGAGCGCTTCCTGCACGCCCGCCACGCTCCCGAAGCCAACCGCGTCATGGCCGAGCGCAACCCCGGCGCCCAGCAGCTGCAGGCGCAGCGCGATGCCGCTGGCAAGGCGGTGGAAGATCTACGCCGCCAGCTACAGCGCGCCCAGGCTCGGGGCATGGCCACCGGCCCGGTGCAGAAGGCGCTGGGACAGGCCCTCATCGACCAAGACCGCTGGAACAGCGCCGAGGCCTTCGATGGCACCGAGGAGGAACGCCTGTCCCTGTCGGGCATGAGCGATGCTGAGGCCAAGGCGATCATGGACGGCTACCGCCCCGAGCAGCGCCAGGTGCTGGACGAGTTGGCCACGCGCGTGGACCGCATGAACGATGGCACCCTGAAGACTCTGGAGAGTTACGGCCTCATGGACCAGGCCACGCTGTCGGCCTGGCGCAAGACCTATCAGCACTACGTGCCGCTGCACCGCGACGAGGCCCACCCGGACAGCAAAGCTCACCCCATCGGCCAAGGTTTCAGCACCAAGGGCGATGCATCCAAGAGGCGTACCGGCTCGAACGAGCGCGTGACCAACATCCTCAGCCACATTGTCATGCAGCGAGAGGCGGCGCTGACGCGCGGCGAAAAGAACAACGTGGTCAAGCGCATGTACCTGCTGGCAGCGCAGAACCCGGACAAGGAGCTTTGGAGCCTGGAACTGCCCAAGAAGAAGGCGCTGGACGCGGACACGGGCCTGGTCAAGACCATGGTGGATCAGGGCGCCAAGGCGCGCGACAACGTGGTGACGGTGCGCATCGGCGGCAAAGATCGGTACATCGTCTTCAACGAGCGTAACGAGAAGGCCCTGCGCCTGGCCGTGGCCATGAAGAATCTGGATGCCATGGAACTGGACCGCTTCACGCGGATTGCTGCCTGGATTACGCGCTGGTTCGCATCGGTGAATACCCAGTACAACCCTGTGTTCGGGGTCATGAACCTTGCGCGGGATCTACAGGGCGCCATGCTGCAGCTGTCCACTACGCCACTGGCCGGCAAGCAGGCCGAGGTGTTTCGCAACATCCGCCAGAACACGCGCGCCATCTACAAGGAACTGCGCCGCGAGCGCAAGGAAGAGGGCCCTCCCACCGGCCAATGGGCGCAGCTGTGGGAGCAACTGCAGCTCGATGGCGGCACGACAGGCTACCGCGACCTGTATGCCGATCCCAAGGACCGCGCCAAGGCACTGCAAAAGGCGCTGGACCAGGCTGGCCAGGGCACATCAGCTGCCGCCGGCGGCCGGGCTCTGCTGGGCTGGTTGTCCGACTTCAACGAAACGCTGGAGGCGACCACGCGCCTCGGCGTCTACAAGGCCGCGCTGGACCAGGGCATCAGCCGCCAGGAGGCGGCCAGCATCGCCAAGAACATTACGGTGAACTTCAACCGCAAGGGCCGCAACACCTCCGTGGTGGGGGCGCACTTTGCGTTCCTCAACGCGGCAATCCAGGGCAACAAGCGCATGCTGGAGACGCTGGCGGGGCCTGCCGGGCGCAAGATCATGATGGGTGGCGTGGCCCTGGGCATGGCGTCGGCCATGGCGGGGTACTTGATGATGGGCGGCGGCGATGGTGCCGACGACGAATGGAAGAAGATCCCCGAGTTTGTGAAGGAGCGGGCGATCATCATCCCGCTGGGCAGGCAGGACTATGTAGCAATCCCGCTGCCGCTGGGGTTCCATGTGTTCCCCAACATCGGCCGCACCATTGTGGAGATGGCTGTGCATGACGACCCGACCAAGAGCCGAATGGGGCACGTCCTGGACATGGCCGTGCTGGCCCTCGATGCCTACAACCCGCTGGGCGGGTCTGCTGATCTGGGGCAGATGGCGTCGCCCACCTGGTTTGATCCCGCGCTGGCCCTGGCTCGCAACAAGGACTGGACAGGACGGGAGATCTACCGAGAGGACCGGAATTCAAACGACCCGACGCCGGGCGCGAGCCGGGTGAAGGATTCGACTGCGGAGCCTTACCGCTGGATGGCCACCTTTGCCAATGCCGTGACGGGCGGCAACGAATGGCGGCCCGGCGCTGCCAGCCCGACGCCAGAGGCCATCGAGTACTTGGTGGAACAGATCACTGGCGGCGTGGGCCGCGAGTTGAACAAGGCCGTGGCCATGGCCACGTCCGCCTTCACTGGCGAGGAACTGGCGCCGCACCAGGTTGTTCTGGCAGGCCGGCTCTATGGGAACACGCGCGGCGCCAACGGCCAGAGCAACGCCTATTACGAGAACCTCAAGCGAATCAATGTCAGCGAGAACGAGTTCAAGGCCCGCGTTCAGCGCGGCGAGGATGCAGATGCGGTGCTGGCTGACGTTCCTCTGGCCAGGGCCCATGACGCAGCCAAGGCACTGGACAAGAAGATTTCGGATCTCCGCAAGTTCCGCCGCAGCGTACAGGCGAGCGAGGTTGCGGACAAGCGCGATCAGGTCAGGGCTATCAATCAGGAGATTGAGCTGTCCATGCGTCTGCTGAATCACGAAGTACACCGAACGCTAGGGTCAGCGAAAGTCTCTCAATCGTGGGAAGGCAAACGCGAATGACTTCTTGATTAAAGAGTTCAATGTTTTGCATATTGTTTCAGTTGACAATGCTTGACACTTTTAACGCATAACTGTGACCGTGCCCTGCGGTCCTGATGCCCAGCGGAGCTTGCTTGATGACGTTTTCTCTTTCGCGATGGCTGGCAGGGGTCGGCTTTGCTTTCCTACTCTCCTCCAATGCCGCGGCCCAGTGGTCCTACCCACCGGGCAGCTCTCTGGTTGTCCCGCCCGGCGGGGCGGTGGACCTGTCCTGCTCTTCTCTGGACATGCAGGGAACCTTGGATCTGGGCGGCGCGCTGACCGTCGATTCGTCGGCTACGTTCTCCAATACCGCTGCCATCACGAACAGTGGCGGAACGCTGTCGGTGGGCGGGGACCTGCAGATCAACGGATCACTGAATGCCGGCAACAACACGATCGAGCTGCGCGACGGCTGCGATCCGGGCAACACCAGCCAGCTCAGCGGCACCCTGGTCGTGCAGAACCTGACCATCAAGAGCAGCACGGGCCGCACCTTTGTGCTGCCTGTCGGGGCAAATATCACCGTGCTCGGGACGCTGACCGTCGAGGGAGTGCCTGGTCAGCCTGTGGTGCTGCAGGCTGCCAGCGGCACTGCGGTCATCAACCTGGGTCCCGGTGCGACGGTGGTACGCACCAATGCGACGGTTCCGCCCACTGTGCAGATCGGTGCAGGTCCCGGCCCATCGGCTGCGGCCATTCCCACATTGAGCGAATACGGGTTGGTACTTCTTTCTCTGCTGATGGGACTGACGCTCTGGCGTCAGCGCCGCACTGCACAACGTTGATTACACCACTTCCAGACCATGAAAAACATGAAATTCACGCTGCGCTCTGTCTCTTTCGCCGCGGCCATCGCCTTGAGCGGCGCTGCAATGGCGGCTCCTGGCGGTGCCGACATCACCATCACACCACCGGCCAATGGTGGATTCGTCATCAAGAACAATGCAGGCAATGCAGAGCGGCTCCGGGTGATGGAAACAGGCGATGTATATCTGCCCAACCTGTCCAATACAACGGAGGCTGGCAGCGTGGCCTGCTATGACGACGCGTCGGGACGACTGGGTAAGTGCGCGGCAGGCGCGATTGTGGGGAACCCGGGCCCGACAGGAGCCACCGGAGCGACCGGGGCCACAGGACCGGCAGGCGCGACTGGCGCCACTGGCCAGGCAGGCCCGGCGGGACCCACAGGTCCGATTGGCCTTCAAGGTCCAGCGGGCCAGACAGGCGCTCAAGGCCCCATTGGTGCCACGGGCCTTCAAGGTCCCACGGGGGCGCAGGGTGATATTGGCTTGCCTGGCCCAACGGGCCCCACCGGACCAGCAGGGGCTGGAGGAACTACTGCCACCTCAATGGCTGCTCACAACACTAGCGGTTCTGTAATAGCTGTGGTTCTCGGTGGGACCGATATTCCATTACCTAACTCGCAGAATCTTTCTGGTTTTGTGGTCAATGGTTCAAATACGATATTTACGGTTGCTTCGAGCGGCAGGTATAGAGTTAAATATTCTATTAAAATTACTAACAATATGCTTGTTTCGGCAAGGGTTCTGTTGAATGGTGCAGCAGTTGATGCGCTTACAGAGAATACAGCGACCAGCGTCTCAAGATTCGATGGTGAATCAATTATCACTTTGAGTGCCGGCGATATACTGAATGTTCAATTCTTTGGAATGCTTGGGGCGGTGACTTTGCAGTCAGGTAGCGGCGCTGCTCTAATCGTGGAAAAGTTAAGCGATTAGTATATTTAAATTATCATAAAAGCGAGCGTCAGGCTCGCTTTTTTTGTTACGTGACTGTAGCCTAAAGAATCGTATTTTTGATAAAGGAGAGTCTCGAGGTCTTCAAATGGTCTGCGTGTGTCTGAGGGAAGATGGAGGGGGGAAGTCGATGTGGCTGGGGTTCAGGCCTACACATGATTAACCCTTTGGAAGGGTGTTGTGTAAGTTGATCCGAAGGCTGGGATGTTGTCCTGCGGAGGGGAAGACGTAGGAAAGATGTAGCCACCTACATAGGCCCACGATGCTCCTTACAGCACGGAAGGTGCTTAGGCTGATCAGCGCGGAGCTGGAAGCCTCCACACATCGTTGCTACGAGGCAACGGCGGGATTACTGGCCGAGCCCAGAGCAAACAGCTGACTAGCCATACAGCTCTTTGCTATGACCAAAACCTGCCCAAAGTAGGCTGAAATAGTGTGAAAAAGGCATAACTTTGAAAAAACCAGAAGCGTGGCCATCGCTGCAAGTTGTTGATAAAAAAGGGCTTTTCTATTATTCCTATTTCGGCGGATCGGACTTTTAATCCGTTGGTCGCGAGTTCGAATCTCGCAGGACCCACCAAAGAACACAAGGCCCCGTAGCAATACGGGGCCTTTTTTTTTTGCTATCGAAAAAGTAGCAAGATGGGCCGAGGTTTACAGGCCGCGTTCCGCAACTCTGCGCGTGTTCCGCAATTCACCGAATGGGCTTCACCTTCTTGCCCACCTTGTGGCGGATGTACTGGGCGGCCATGCGCTCCGTCGTGTGCTCCAGCCGTATCCCGCCGTCGTCATCCAACGTGGTGGCGGCCGTGGCGCGCAGGCCCCGAGGCTGGAACTGCGCCTTGGGAATGCCGGCGGCATCCCGAGCGGCGTCGAAGCGGTCGCGGAGCATGTTCTTGGTCAGGGGCTGCCGGCTTCGTTGAGCTGGCCGTGCAGGATTCGAACAAGCCGAGCATGTGTTGCGCGTGTCTGCGGGACGAGCAGGTTGTGGACCGTCTGGACACCGCGCTACGTCAATCCACTACGGAAATCTTGAGCGCGTACGCCGATGACTTGCCCTGGCGGGCGGCTGCGCGGTTGAGGAAGACACGCACACGGTAGTCACCGCTGGCGGGCAATGCACCGGTCCATGTGGGGCCGTCTGCCACCTCGCCCCGGTACAGCGCTTCCTCGCTGCCGGGCGGCAGCACGTTGAAGTAGGTGGAGGTGGATTTCGTCTCCATGTGCACGGTCATCTTCTGCCCGGCAACCGCACGCACTATGTAGTCGTGCGCCTGCTCCTTGTTGCCTTGGAGCTTGCCTTGGACAGTCGCGCCCGACGTGCCTTTCTTGAAGGTCACCGCAGTGGACGGAACGTCCGCCTGGGCGATTGCCGGCATCTGTACAAGCGTGATGGCAGCGAAAAATGCAGCTGTGCAAATTCTGGAAAGCAT